TTAGTTGATTTTGCTTTTTGGCATACTTTTGACATCTTTTGTTTTGAAAACATCGTTTACAGTATCTAATTTCTTGTTTTCTTTTAGATGAGTATAGATATCTAAAGTAGTCTTAATATTACTATGTCTTAATAATTCCTGGGTAGTTTTTATATCTACATTATTTTCATATAAAGTGGAAGCAAATGTATGTCTTAGGTCATGACAAGTAAACCCATATTTATTTTTTAAAATCCTATTAAAATAGCTAACATAATAGAATTGATTATTTTTTTGACAAATATATTCATTATGATGCGTTTTCAAATATTCCAATAATATTTCTTTTAATTGGTTATTCAAAGGTATAGTGTCTTTTGATTTTTTTGTTTTCAATTTTGAAACAACTTTATATTCCTTTATATTCCTTCCTGAATAGATCAATTGATTATGAATGTTTATTTCATTATTTTCAAAATCAATATCACTTTCTTTCAATGCTAGAATTTCAGCGATTCTCATGCCTGTATAATATCCAATAGCAATGGTAATTGCATAGCTATCATCCAACTCATTATATGCTTGAATAAAAGTTTCAAAAGGAACTATCTTTTTTTCTTTTTCTTCTTTTTCAGCCCATTTAAATGTTACAAGGTTCATGGGTGAACTGTCTATATATTCCATTTTAATTGCAAATGAAGTTACATTTTTAACGATGTATCTGACAGTTTTAACTGTTGAAAATGTCATTTCTTCTAAGCTGTTGAAAATACTTTGTAAAAAAGCATAATTGCTGAACAAGTTTATTTTAGAATTTCCAAACGAGTTTTTTATATACTTGTCAAATGTAACTTTCTTTCTTCTAATTGTGTTTAATGATAAGTTTTTTCCTTCAGATTCCATAAATTCTTCAAACACATCATTAAATGTTTTATTTGTTCCTTGATTCAAAGTGCCTTTTTCTTTTAATCTAGCCTTCATTTCAGTCTCATGTATCTGTGCCTCTTTTTTTGTTAAAAACCCACTTTTAGAATAATACTTTCTTTTGTCAAACATGTCTCTGTAATAAAAATAAACTTGATAAGTATATCCGTTTTTTGCTTTTTTTGCAGGTCTTTTTCTAATCATATATCACGACTCCTCTCATATTTTGTATAATAAAACGCCCATAACGGAAAAAACAGGCGTAATATCTAATTTAAACTTCTAAACTTGTCTATCTTGAAAGCTTCTATCATTTGCATGATGTCAGCCATATCTTCAGGAGATATCTCATGATCAACAGCAAATATTGAATTTTCATAGACATCTATATAAGAATCCAGCATATCAGGATGATTATCATAAATGTAATCTAGGTTTTTATCGTGGTTGGTATTTTTCATATTATTGTTTCTTTAGTTCAACTACTTTGCTGACACCTTGCATAGAAGCGGTAAATGAAAGAATATCATTTTTATATGTAAATTCTTTTGTATCATCATTTGAAGCTAATAGTGCATTTTTAGTTTTTTCATGGTCATTATTAGATACCCATGAATATTCACTATTGGCAGTAGTAGGAGCATCATATGAACCAACCCAATAAGTTGCTTTTGTTTTTCCTTCATCCGTCACCCAATCGATAGAAATAACGTTATCAGAAATTGTAGCTTCCATCCATGTGCCCTCATTTTCATCTGATTTCCAAGTCCCTGTTAAATTTAAAGGTTCTTTCTTTTCTTCTTTTTTTGTTGTAGTTGTTTCTTTTGAAGGTGAATTGTCTTTTGAACTGCTATTTCCACATGCAGTTAGAGATAGAACTAAAGTTCCAATTAATACTAGACTTAATAATTTTTTCATTTGTTTTTCCTCTTTTCTTAATATTTTTATAATTTGAATTGATACCATATATTAGCTATACTTATATCAAAGAAAGGTGGTATAAGTATGAGTGATATTTATATTTATATTTTAGTAATTTTAATTACAGTTGGTATATGCAGCTTATTCGGTGTTTTTTATGTTTCAAAAGTCATTTCAAATCAACGCAGGCTTGAAAATGAGATAATTGAAACAGTTAGAAAGGCAGTGAAAAAATGAAATTGATAATATGCACATTGCTATGTATAGGTACTATTTTCATATGTTGCAACATTATTAGCTATCAATTAGAAACGATTGTACTGAACCATGAAAAAAAACTAATTAAAATTGCAATAGACGAAATAAGTAAATTAAAGAACTAGTTGAACAAAGCTACGACCTAGCTCTGTTAGTTCTACTCTATATTTTCTTATGGAAATTCTTTCATTGGGCTCAAGATTTTTTAGATGTAACTGGTATATAGAACAATCATTCAATGTTTGATATTCATTTTCAAAACAAATAATATCATTTCTTATAGATATCAATTTTAATCTATCAAGGTTATCAATTGATTTTGATAGATTAAAATATTCATCAATTCTTAAGTTAGTATCATATATAATGATATTTGGATATAACGGTTGAATTTTTCCATTTAGTGTGCTTTCACTAAATATTTTTACGTAAGGTAATGCTTTGTTACTGATTTTCATAAGTAATTGAGCATCTAAAGGATCAATTTCTTTGATGATTGTTGTATATGCTGGATGGACACTTTTAGTTTTGTCACAAGAAGCAGCAATTAATTTTGAAAACATTTTTTTATAGTAGTCATTTTCATAATAGAATATAGAGGACGCAATTGCTGGGCCAACAACTGACATTGTTGGTTCTTTTAAGTTTTCTTGTGGGATTGCTTCAATATTCTTATTTATTTCATTTTTATAGTCTTCTATATATTTTTTTTGTTTTATTTTTTGTTTTTGTCCCCACACACCTAGCCAACCCAATGTGCCATCAACTAAATATCCAATATTTTCTCCAATGCTTTTTGAAGTTGGTCTAATAATATCACTAGCTACATCTTTTCCTAACTTTGCTGCTTGTTTTGCACTTTCTACTGCAAATGTTGTCTCGCATAATTGTTTATCTTTTTCATCCATTTACAATCCCTCCTTCCTCTTAATTTTGATTATTTTTTGTATTCACCATTTTTTCTTGTTTTTTTGTTTTTATCTTCTTCATTTACATAAATATGAACATTTGTTTGATTTTTCTCTTTTAATAAACCTATTATTTCTTGATTTTGTTCTTTCAGTTTTTCAATTTCGTTATGTAAATCTTCATTTGATGGATTTAACGATTCCAATTTATTGGATATTTCATCAAGTTTACTATTAATGCCATTTTTAAACTGAATGGTCTCCTCATTACTTTTTCTTGTTTGTTGTATAGATCCACCTATGCTAAATAACGTAATACCAAATGCTAAAAGTGCAAAACCGTTGAAAATATCGGCGTTATCTGATACATTCATATACTGTTCTATTAAACTGGTAATCATATTTAATATTCCATAAACAGAAAACAAGATATAAAAGAAGTAAAATATTGTATCTAGTTTTTTATTGATATATTCTTTTAGTGAAGATGATGATTCTTTTGAATAGGCTGTTATAAATTTTATAAAAGCAATTATTAAAATGACAATCACAATTGAGCTAATGATTTTGTTTATCCAATATATTATGTTCATGTATTTTTCCTCTTTTCTTATATATTTTTTCACTCAATGAATACCAAATTTTTAAAGGTACTCCTTTTTCTTTAAATTTTTTTATCACTTGTTAGAGAGTCCGTACAATTGGTAGTTATTAAAACTAAATTGACTTGAGTCTTTGATAAATTTGTTACTTTAAAAGTAAATTTTGTTTCAATTTTTACATTTAAATAAGTTCGACCTTTTATAGTAAAAGATATTTCACTGCATTGTTTGATTTTCTCAAAAGGACAAGACCATTGAAATCCATGCTCCGAACCTGGCAATATTATATTTCTTCCTTCAGGTCCGATATTCAATTTGAAATCAACCCATTCTTTATCACAAATGATGGATATGTCTAATAATTCAGAATAGCCTTTATTTTCTATAATCAGTTGAGAAAGATCATTTTCTATAACTGAAATTAAATTTTCAGATGTGACGATTGGACGATATTGAAAGAACAGTTCCTTTTCTTTTTGATTTTTGCTATCGGTAATCGTCCACCACACACCTTCTAATGTAAAAGCGCCACCTGTGAGTGTTGAAAGGGCGGTTATCCACTCGCCAACTGTTCCAGGGAAATTTATAGGGATAAAATAATAAAAGAACGAACATACGATTGATATTACTAGAGCAGATATACAAGTTATAAAAAAGATTTTGAAAATGATTTTTTTGTAATTCATATCATTCCATTCTTTAATAACAAAATTTAAATAAATAATTATTTGTCAATCAAATCATTAGGATTGAAACTAACTTCAACAACTTTCCCTATTATTTCAGCATGGTTGTTATCAAAATCTTCTTTTTTTAATATTAGTGGTTTATTGCTAGGATCAGTAGATAAAGGTTGTAAAATTACAGCATCATCGTTAAAAATTATTTGTTTAACAGTTGCTTCATCACCGTTTACTCTCACGACGGCAATTTGGTTATTTTCTACTATTACTTTTTTCACTAATACTAATGCACCCTCGATAATTCCTATCGCATTCATGCTGTTTCCAATAACACGTAGCCAAAAACATTCTGCGCCTTTAGCTTTGTTCTTATCTACCGGTTTATATCCTTCAATATTTTCTTCGCAATATAAGTTGTATCCCGCTTTTACTACTCCTAATATAGGTTTTAACACTTGATCATCATTTAATTCGTATGTTTCTGTATTAGAAAATGATGGGATTGAGCCTATTATATCATCTGCTCTTACATTAAAAATTTCCGACAATCTTTTTAAATCAATTGAGGAAGGGTCACGTTCGCCTTTTTCCCACAAAGCGATAAGTGTTTTAGATCTGTTCATTTGATTCGCTAGACTCTGCTGAGTCAAATTATTCAGTTTCCTTAGTCTTCTGATATTTTTTCCGAGTTCCATATTAATATCTCCTTTGTTAACTTTATGTTAACACCAAAAAGACATATTTTTAACAAAAAGTAACTAAATGTAAACAAAAATATTGACATTTAGATTACGTATAGTTAAAATAAGATTGTAATTAAAGATTACATATAGTAAACAGCAAAGGAGGTGTTATTATGAATAAAGTGAAAGGATATAGAAATATGCTAAATGAAACCCAATTAGATTGGGCTCATATGCTTAATATTTCAAGAACTTCGTTCAATAAAAAAGAGTGCGGTATTGTTCCGTTTAATGATTATGAGAAGAAAAAAATAAAATCTCATATAAATAGCGTACTTGAAACACAAGGTGAAAGGTTGGTGACTATTGATGAACTTTTTTTTAGTTAAAATGTTTACATATAGTAAACTTCGAGAGAAAGGGTTAACACTATGGCTCTTAAGGTAATTATTTCTATATTGATTGTATTCTTTAGTTTAATAGAAATTTCTCTTTTGCTTGAAACAGGAGGAAGAACTATTTATGGGAAAAAAACATATAAGCATGAATATATAAAATCAATAATTTTAATGATTGCTATAGTGCTTTTGTTTATTCTCTGGTGCTATTTGATGTACATCTAATCAAGCACAAACATATTTTAACTGATATTTGATGGAGTTTCTTAAAAAGACACTTTATTAAATGCAAGAATTTGGAGTTTAAGAAAGGAGCAAAGAAAAATGGAAAATGTTGAACAAAGATATCCAATTACCATGGCTGTTTTAAAAAATGCTATAGACAGAATAGCGAGCTGGAAAAACGTAACCCCACAAGCAAAAACAAGAAAGCAATCGGAAATTGCGGTTGTTATTGTTGCTTTATCAAACACGTTATAGAAAGGACAAATCTAAATGGACAAATTAAGGGAATTCAGGGAGAGCTTGCATATGTCTCAAAAGAACATGGCTAAGAGAATAGGCGTTTCTCCATCGTACTACTACAAAGTGGAAAGTGGTTATCAAAATCCCAGTTATGAATTTCTAGCAAAATTTAAGAGAAGTTTTCCAAATGCGAGTGTTGATCAAATATTTTTCAGTAAATAAAAAAGCCATTAGTAGTGTTGGTACTAACGGCTGCACGATTTGTTTACTTCTTTGATATCCAACACTTATCAAGTCTCAAACTTAAAGCAGTATGCATCTGCTTTGTTACCCTACAATGAGACAAATAGAATTTACCTTAAAGCTACAGTTTATAAAATAGCCGTTTTTCTTGAAAACGTACTAGTCGTTTATATAAATAAATTGGCTGTCACTAGTACAAACAAGCATCACCTGCTAGCACATGAATGTGTAAATTTTATTTTAGAAGAATAGGGGAGTTTAAAGCCGCTTTTAACATGCGACCACCTCCTAACTAGATATTAACTTTCGATATCGTAGTGTAACAATATTTTATCACAATTTGGAAATTTTTGAAAGGAGGAAACACACATGGAAGTCAGACCAACAAAGATGCTCACTGAAAAAGAATTACGTGAAGATCTAGGAATTTCAAGAGACCAGTTACTTAACTTTATTGACCTTGAAATATTTCGTCCTATCAGATTAGGGCGTGGTAGAAAATTCAGTCAACAAGAAATCTTGGAATTTCAAAGAAAGTATGCAGGTCTTGACGTAAGCAATTATTACAAGGCAAAAAAAGCTAAAGAATATGTAGATAGTTTAGCTTAAAAAAATTAAATAGATTACTGGTCATCAAGGAGCCAATCTCAAAGGCCTCCGATAACAAAATAGCATTGATGATTTACTAACTACAGACATAAAAAAGAACTAATACCATACAAGTTTTTATTTAAGAGGTTGGTTCCTTGATGGCTAGTAATGGAAAGGAAAAGAAAATTTATGAGTAAAAATTCATTAATTATCATCTGCTGTATTTTGTTTGTTGTCATTGCAGTTTTAGTACACATGTTAAAGGAATTCAAATGGTATCAAAAATCCTACTATGAATTGGCAAATAAGATTGCCAAAGATAGAAGAGATAGAAAAATGCTGGTTCGTGCGGATAGAGAAATGATCAAGAGTGAAATAGATAAAAAGTTTCTAGCAATTCTTAGAATTTCTCAAAGAGAAGATTATCCAAGAAATCGTTTTGAATTGGGCTACGAATCAGGAAGATTTGAAGTAGAAGTTAAAAACTTATTTTTATCAGGTGGTCTTACAACACATGAAAAAGAGTTTCTTAAAAAATGTGAGTACATCGCAATGTTTGAAGTGAATGAAAAGGAGGTGTAAATTATGAAGCTTTCGGCAAGAGGATTGGCAACAATCATTATTATCGGGTGTTTCATCGCTAACTGTTTAGCAATTATAGTCAGGAGTATATAAAAAAGGTGCCTATATCTAGGCACACAACATAGCAAGTAAATTTTAAGTCATTAAAGGAGAAAATGCAATATGAAAGTCAAAAAAAGAACATATTTTCTTATTTCAATATTAGTGATGTTTTGTATCCTTGCACCAATCTGTTATTACCAAAACAAATTGGATGCTTATAAAACAAAAGTTCAACAACAAAAGGGAAAAATTTCTCTTTTGGAAGATTATTACAGTGATGCTTTAGCTGATAAGAACCGCTTTGAAGATTTATATGATAGTGTTCAAGAGGATAACAAGTATCTTATAGCTCAATTAGAAGAACTTCAAAAATGAAGAGCTCTTGGCCAATTTACTGTTACTTACTATTGGCCTGGAGAAGATATTTACGGTCGTTTAACTTCTACTGGTGCTATTGCTGAAGAAGGAAGAACTATTGCAGTAGACCCTTCAATCATTCCATATGGTTCTATAGTCTTGATTAATGGCAATGAATATGTAGCTCAAGACTGCGGAGGGGCAATAAAGGGTAACAAGATAGATATCTTTGTTGACAGTCCAAAAACGCAAAAGTACACAGTAGAAATCTATATAAAAAGAGAGGAATAAAATATGACAAAAAAAGATTTAGAAGACATCATCCAAACAGCTAAAGCTGCAGGTGCAAATGTCAAAGTTGTTCAAGTTGGTTCAACAGAAAATGAACCTGTAGAAAGACCAACGATTCCATTGTTTAAATTAGAAGTTGGAATCAAAAAAGAAGGTGATGAACTTAAAGTTATCCCAACTGATGATTGGTGTTTATTAGGAAGTATTTTTCTAGAAATGGCACCAATTGATATTGACATTGAAATGGTCAAAGAAATGTTTACACCGGCAAGAAACGCTTTTAGTCATTGCTGTAATGAGTTGGATAATTACATCCAAGAACAATTTAAAGGAGCTTTAGAGGATGAAAAAGAAAGAATTAGAAGAAAGAGTTGCTGATTTAGAGAGTTCAATCATTTGCATGGAATGTAAGGATCATCTAGACAGTGATGATTATCTTCAACTTGGTTATCTCAATCAGGAATTAGCACAATGCAAAAAGGATCTAGAAAATGGAAACTACGAACTATGAGGAGTTTTTTCCTAATTGTAATGTCGATTATGTAAAAGATGAAAAACATTGGCATCAATTAAGAGGTAAAGGAATCGGTGGTTCTGATGCAGGAATTGTAATGAACGTCAATAATTACAAGACTCCCTATGAATTGTGGGAGGAAAAGACAGGTGCTAAAAAGCCTGTATTTCAAACGAGTGAAGCAATCGAAAAAGGGAATGCATTGGAACCCATCCTCATTGAATTGTTCGGTGTTCTTTATAAAAACAAGTTTGAATTAGTTGATACAAAAGATATCAGTTTATCAAACAAGAAATATCCATTTTTAAGAGCTAATTTAGATGGGGCAATGATTGAAATTGCAACCAAAGAAAAATGGGGATTGGAAATCAAATCAACAACTATTCAAAATGGTGCAATGTTAAAAGAATGGGCCAATGATCACATTCCAATTACTTACTATTTCCAAGTATTGCATTACATGATAACCACTGGATTAAGGCATTTTGTCTTATATGCAATTCTTGATATTCCTTGGGCAAATAACGGCGCAGGAAAACAAGAAACAAGAGTTGTTTATCTACACTATGATGATTTAGTGCTAGACGCTAAATATCTATTTAAAACGGAATTGTGGTATTGGAATTTAATTAAAACTAAAACACCACCCCCATTTTTAGAAAACAGAAACAAGGAATTAAAAGAAGTCAGTTAGAAAGGAGAACCTATATGAATGAACTATTAAAAGTAAATTATGACAATGACCGCATTACATTGTCAGCAAGAGAATTACATGAGTTTTTAGAAGTAAAAACATCTTTCAAAGATTGGTTTCCTAGAATGTGTGAATATGGCTTTAATGAAAGCCAAGATTTCAACCCGCTCAAAAATGAGCAAGTTCGATTAGAAGGGAATCGACAAGTAAAAAGAACTGTTCAAGATTATGAAATCACTTTAGACATGGCAAAAGAAATTGCAATGATCCAACGAAGTGATAAGGGTAAGGAAGTTAGACAATACTTCTTGGAATTGGAAAGAAGATGGAACAGTCCTGAAGCAGTAATGAATAGAGCTTTGGAATATTCAAGAAAGCAAGTTAAAGCGCTGATGGAAGAGAACAAGGAATTGAAACCAAAGGCATTGTTTGCTGATGCAGTAAGTGCCAGTAATGAATCAATCTTGATTGGTCAGTTGGCAAAGCTTATCAGACAAAATGGCTATGAAATTGGTCAAAATCGTTTGTTTGAGTGGATGAGAGAAAACGAATATCTAATTAAAAAGGGTGAACGTTACAATCAGCCAACACAAAAATCAATGGATCTTGGATTGTTTGAAGTCAAAGAAAGAACAATTACTAATCCAGATGGAAGTACAAGGATTACATTGACTACTAAAGTAACAGGTAAAGGTCAAGTGTATTTCATAAATAAGTTTTTATCGTAGAAGGGAGAAGGAAAAAAATGAATGAGTTTCAATCAGGGCTACTTAATGAGCTAGTAGCTGTAAAAATCACAACCAAAGAAGAATTTGATAAAGTTATCAACTTCCTATCAATCAACAATTGCTTTCTTGTGAATGGAGAACCAGTTGTCAAACTAACATATCCAGGAGATAAAGCATTTGTCATTTTAAAACAAGATAATGCAATCTTCTGGCAACCGGCTAACCAAGTGTTAGATGAACGTTATAAAGTTGTCAGCGTTATCGAATTCTTTAGACCAACTGAAGAAGAAAAGGTCGTTGAGGCCAAAGCTGAAGTTATTGAAGAACACGTTGACATTGATGAAAAACACCTTTCATTAGAAGTTCAAAAAAGACCAGCAAATGAAGCGATTGTCTCAAATATTGATGAAATGATCAAATTGATTCCAGCAATTGAAGCTAAAAAAGGTGTGGTTGTAGATGAAAAGAACTACAAAGATTTTGTTAAAGCTAAAACTGGAATGGTTCCATTATATCGTTCGTATGCTAAAAAATTAGAAACTGAAAGAAAAACAGTCAAAAAAGCATACATTGAGCCTTATCAAGAATTTGAAGCAAAGGTAAATAAAGTTGTTAAAGCTTTAAATGATACTGCAAGTGTTGTGGCTGAAAATGTGGATGTATTTGTTCAAAAGCAAAAGGAAGCTCTTAGAAAAGAACGTCAAGCAGCTATTGATCAACTAAAAGAAGTATTGATTTCTAGAAAGATGATTTCAAAGGAATATGCTGATCAGTTCGTTTTTGATGAAAAATGGCTTAACGCTTCAACATCCAAAAAGAAATTCGAAGAACAAGTTGAAGCACAATTCAATGCTTTAATGGAAAAAGAAAAGAATGACAAATTAAACCTTGAAATGATTGAAAAAACAATCACCAATGCATGTCTTATCGCAAATGTTGATGAACAACTCATTTCAAGAGAAAAATATCAAGCTCTTTTGAATACTGAGGGATTACCAAAAGTAACCGAAATGATTACTGATGAAGTAGACAACATCAAAAAGCAATCACAAGCGGTTGCTCAACAAAAAGAAGCAGAACTTCAACATCAAAAGGAAGAATTTGAAAAACAAAAGGTTGAATTTGAAAAGAGACAAAAAGAAATCTATGAACAAAAACATAGAGAACTTGAAGCTCAACACCAAAAAGAAATGGAACAAGTTCAATCACTTGCAGGAAATCAACCTAAATACACACCAATCAAGCGTGGTGATGAAACGATTGCTAACGTAAATGATAAGTATATCGTTACCGAAATCAAGCAAACGCCTGAAAAGTTCCAAGGCAGAACATGGAAAAAAACATTTGAATTTGAGGGTGATTTAGGAGCTCTTCAAATGTTGAATAGATACATGGATGTAATCAAAAACATCAATCCAACATTCAATTTCGGTGAAGTGAAATTAACTGAAAAAGAATTAAGTGATCCTCAAACAGGAGTGGTCAATAAATATAACGTTAAAGAAATCAATTAAAGAAAGTTATGAGGTGAAATTATGAATAAGGTTTATTTAGATAAGAATGGAAAATTATTCGTTAATGGTCATGAAATTAAGGGAGTTATGTCCGTTTCATCAGAAACAGATTATCTAGGTACACAAATAGTTTTAAAGTTTGAAGGTGATTACAAATGCGATTTTATTTCATCAAGAAAAGGACATTCATTATCTGAACGTCCTAAGGAATAAACTTAGCGATAAAATCTGTAAGTTCTATCAAACCATTTTTAAATCTTTTTTCCATATAAATAATAGCATTATTTGTGAGAAGGAAGTCGCCACTTACCCACTCCTTAACAAAGCCAATGGATTTTAATTCATCTAGAATGTCGCCAACATCTTCGATATTAAAATCTAAAATATATGGTTCTCGTTGCTCAAAGTTATTTTTAAATTGTTTTGATCTGTCTAACGAATAACCTTGAGCACGCCTTTCTAGAAATGTTTTATATGTAGAACATAAGAATTTATCAGCTAATTTTGTTAGCACTACTGACACTGTTTCACCTCACTTTCGAGGTAAATTATAACACTAAACAAAAGGAGAAAATAAATTATGGCAGTACAAAGCATGGTACAACAAGCAAATGAAGTAAGAGAAAATAAAGTAACAACAATCAAAACAGATACAGGAGAAATCAAGCTATCTTCTAAAATCGTAAAGGCTTATTTGGTCGCTGGAGGAGGTAATGTAAGTGATCAAGAAGTCAAACTATTCATTGCATTATGTTCAGCACAAAAATTAAACCCATTTATTAAAGAAGCACACTTAATCAAATATGGTAGTTCACCAGCGACAATGGTTGTTTCTAAAGATGTATATCAAAAAAGAGCAGATAAACATCCCGAATATCAAGGAAAGAAAGCAGGAATCATTGTTTTAACTGCTGAAGGTAAGATTGATTATCGTGTTGGTACATTCTATATTCCATCAAGAGAAGAACTTGTGGGCGGATGGTGTGAAGTCTATAGAAAAGACAGAGAACCTGAACGTGTAGAAGTATCCCTTGATGAATATGTTGGTAAAAAGAAAGATGGAACAGTTAACGCTCAATGGAGTGGCAAGCCAGCAACAATGATTAGAAAAGTTGCAGTTGCTCAATGTTTAAGAGAAGCTTTTACATCAGAATTCCAAGGAATGTATGTACCTGAAGAAATGGGTGTTGAAGATACAACAAGTAATTTTGTTGTAGAAGAAACTCCTCAAGTGCATCAAGCAATTGAAGCAACTACTGCACCAACAATGCAAGACATCATCAATGAGGAAAAACAAACTGAAAAAGTTCCAGTTGATGACTTTGATCCAATGTCAATGTAGAGGTTTTCAAAATGGATAAGTTAAAGGAATTTAGAAATTCCAAGAAGTTATCGCAAAAAGACATGGCAATTCAGATTGGGGTTTCGCCTTCGTATTACTACAAGGTTGAGAGTGGTTATCAAACTCCAAGCTATGAATTCCTATTGAAGTTTAAAAAGAAATTTCCAAATGTAAGTGTTGATAAAATATTTTTCTAGGCAAAACAAAACGTCAATAAGAGCGCTATTCTTACTGACGTTTGCCTGAATTTGTTTACTCTTTACGTATGCAAGCGAAAAAGTATAAAGCTTAATCACTACACTATATAGCGCATAATGCTTCTATGTACGCATCATCACTTATGCAGTTTCAGTTCTGCATGATAGCCTTCAAAAAAAGCTAGTTAAAGGTTGGCCCGTTAGTTGATGATTCATGGGAATTGATGTAGTTCTTTAGCATTTTAGCGTGTGCCATCACTGCGTTATTAACGTGATTCCCTTCACGAAAGTGAAAACTACAGAGCAATTATTTTTACGCCTGTTGACCTGTCGAGGCATCAGTTTGTTGTCCCCACAATAAGAGAACAGGGCAAAATCAAAAGTTTTGTCAAAAAGACCACTCTCCATTCTGCCACATAGGCAAGATATATTTTATCACAATTTGGAAATTTATAAAAGAAAGGATGTTAACAATGAAATGACTAGAGAGGTAGATACGAAAGGCTATGTAAAACTGTATAGAAAAGCAATGAAGGATCCTATTTTTAAAGATTCTAAAGCATGGCATTTATTCACGTATTGCCTCTTTAATGCCACCTTTGATAGCAAGTATGGCGAGGTTGGGTCCTTCGTTACTACAATGGATCAAATTAAAGATGATTTAGGATGGAAAACAAGAATGACAGTAGATAAATTTATGAAAATCCTAAAAGAGGGTTCGTATATTAATTATAAGACATCCAATAAAGATACTACTATTTATGTACCTAATTATTCTAAATATCAAGATTAGATAAACGAATTTGTTGTCTAAAAATTATACATCCGTTGTATAAAAAATAGACACCGGTTGTCTAAAAATTATACATCCGTTGTATAAAAAATAGACACCCTATCTTTATTATATAAGAACGTAAAGAACGTAAAGAACGTAAAGAACGAGTGAGTGAGAGCATGTGCATAGATAACATTGCTTCGAAAGCGAGTTGGCAGATTGTTATATATAGTAGTAACTCATCTCTCAGAAAGGAATTTAGAAATTTTGGAAAAAAAGGAATTAAGAGAGATTTTGAAATTTTACAAAAATATTTATATAGGCTCAACGTTGGATATAAATGACAAATCTCTATTCTCAACATGGTATGAATTTTTAAAAGATTATTCTTTTGAACAAGTTAGAAATGCAATTATCAAAAGATCAACTCAATCAACATTTCCAGCAAATATACTTGAAATCATTTCTAACATAGAAGTTCCTGAATACACAATTGAATTAATTGAACCCTACACCGTAATTGTTAGTTTTGAAGATGAAGAATATGGAAACTTTCCATTTAGATTCTTCAATTCTCAGGAAGCTAAGAAAAATATCGAAAAATTTAAAGAATGCAGTTACGATAAGGAGTCAATCAGGATATTGCATGAGCAACATGTCAGAGAACGTAATAGCGGAGTTCTTACATACAGGGGAGAAGCAAAAGCAAGATTGGAAATGAAATTACAAAACCAAAACAAAGGAAACAGAAGATATGATAAACAGAGTAGTTTTAGTTGGTAGGATGACACGTGATCCTGAACTTAGAAGAACTCAAAACGGTTCAGCAGTTACAAGCTTTACTTTAGCGATTAATCGACCAAAGAGAAATGATGAAGAACAACAAGCGGATTACATTTCATGTGTTGTTTGGAATAAGACTGCTGAAAATGTTGAAAAGTACTGTTCCAAAGGTTCGTTAGTTGGAGTTGAAGGAAGACTTCGTTCAAGATCATATGACAATGCTCAAGGCCAACGTGTATATGTTACTGAAGTTGTATGTGATTCAGTTCAGTTTTTAGAAACAAAACCTAGAGACAAATATGAAGAACAACAATATCATTCACAATCAACATACAATCCAAATCAGTACCAACAACCAACACAAAATCAGCAACAAGACAGTTTTATGAATGAAAATCCACCTTTCAACATAATGGAAGATGACATTCAATTCTAGTCTAAAATAAAAAACTTAAAATTTTCGTTTCTATCGAGTGTTTGTTTTAAAGATGATTAACTTTACCAATTATCTAAAAACATTCGTTAGGATGAAAATTTGACCGCAAAAACAATAAATCAAACAAAAAGGAGAGATGAAAATGCTAATAAAAAAGGATGAAGAACCGTTTTTCTATAAATTCCTTTCGATTGCAAAGGAAATCATCAGGAAAAATAAAAGATACACACCAGTATTTTATGGCGACGATGAAAAGCTATATCTAGTGTGTAACAACTATGCTGCAGTTTATGACTTTCAAAGTAATTTGCTTTTAGATGATGAATTAAGAGAGTTTGGAAAAATCCCTTATGAACTATCACAATTACCTAACGGAGATATGAAATTGGCGAAAGCTGAACATTTCAGCTGTCAAGAATCATATTTGATTGCAGTTAGAAATTTCTTCAAGCATACAGGGTATATGTCGAAAAAGGTTTTTTCTGTTGATAAAGGTGATCCTTACAAGATTCCAAAAATCGTTGAAGTGACACAAAGATGGATTTCTGAAGAAGATAATAAGATTTTGGACAAGATAGGATTTCCTGATATCTATATGTTGGATGCAAAACGTGTTGATGAATTTATTACGCTTGCTGGTGATTGGAACCCATATTATTTAGCAGCGTGTGATCAAACAGAATTAAATGGTGGACAAACCACTATCACAATGACAGTTTACTTCAATATCAAAGAGGATCCTAAGAAAAGCGCTTGTGATCAACAAGCATTGGAAATTGTACAACAACCTACAAACTATGATGAATTCGAAGATATGGATGTAGAAGAACCTGCAGATGATGAACAAGAAGAAATAATTGAGGATGATTACCAAGAAGAGGAACAATTGGATGCACTTCTTGAAGACACTGTTGTTCCAGAGGAGCTAGAAGATGATTTCGACCCAATGCTTGCTTGATTTAGGTATCAAAAATGATTACAAGAAATTTTGGTTTACCGTTCCAGGAGCAATCGTTGGAAAAGGCAGACCGAGATTTACTACGCAAGGAAAATTCGTAAGAGCGTACACACCTAAAAAAACAAGGGATTACGAACAAAAAATAGCAATGTGCTATCGAAAAACTACAAGTTATCAAAGTGATAAGGCTCTAAGAGTGAAGATATTCGCTTATAGAGAAATACCTAAGTCGACCACTAAAAAATTAAGAGGTTGGCTATTAGATAAAACGTTTCTTTGTACCGTTAAACCGGATATCGACAACATCATCAAAGTAGTTTTAGATGCACTCAATAACGTAGCATATTGCGATGATATTCAAGTGTGTGAACTGGTTATAATTCGTGAATTTGCTGAAAATGAATGTTTAAAAATATGTCTAGAAGAAATTGGCGAAAGAAGGCCAAAATAGGAGGATAGAATTATGGGATTGTTTGATTTAGTTAGAGAAGAACAAGAAGCAAAGAAAAAAGCTGAGGAATCAGCTAAAGAAGATGTAAAAGATACAGTTGTCAAAGAAGTGAAAAAGGTTGAAGAAGCACCAAAAGAAGCTGATCAACAACCTGCTCCAGTTGCAAAAGCTGAAAAACAAGCAACTGAAATTGCAGAAGAATCTAAAAAAGAAGAAAAACCCGCAGGTAAAAAAGTACCTAAGAAAAAAGCAAGTACTGAAAAAACTTACAAGTATCTATTTGGAGTCTACTCTGAAGGAAGATTGATTGATATTTCTTCTTATGGGTTTGTAGATGGCCAAGATTATACAGAAAAGGAAATCACGGACATCATGTTACAACACCGTCATTATGAGTTTGCAGGAACAATGGAATACAGTTATATCGAGGATGACAACGTTCTTGTTGTAACTGGAAAACAACATAGAAAAGGCTAGGTGGTTGGCATGGCCAATAATTATACAAGATATAAATTCTATGTAATTGGAGTTGGTGGGACTGGTTCTCTTTTAGCAAGAGACCTCCCAAAACTTCTTTTAGGAACGTCACATAAAATGATGCTACTAGATGGTGATACAGTCGAATCTAAAAACATTGAACGTCAAGGATACCAAGCTCAAGACGTCGGTGATAATAAGGCTTTGGCATTATCGAGAAAAATCAATTCTCTTTATCCAATAGAGTGTGAGTTCGATGATAAATATTGCACTTATGAAAGTTTATTTGCTCTTATCCAAGATGATAAGGGATATGTTCCTGTAATTATAGGATGTGTCGATAATGATGCTACAAGAATGATTTTAGAAAAGGTATTTAAAAAGCTTGATGATGTTATTTATATCGACTCAGCAAATAGTGAATATGAAGGAAATATCTATATCACAACAAAAAAGAATGGTATTCAACAAAGTAATTTGAGAAGTCAATGTTACAAATTTGATTTAGATAAGCACCCACTTGACGTTTCTTGTCAAGAACAGGCCGCCAAAGGAAATGTTCAGTTTCTAGTGACCAATGCAAAAATGGCCGTATCGATATTGGAACATTGCAACGCTTTAATCATGTATCAGTTGAAAGAAGGTGTTCAACTTGTCAACAGATTTGAGACAGTTTTTTACGACTGATTATGTTCCAGATAAATTAGAACCTAACACTTATGAAAAGTTTTTCATCAACGCTTTAAGCTATACATCACCAAAAGCTATAGATGATTTAACGATTGCATTTGAAGAAGATGAATCTAATGATCTGATACAAAACTTTCAAGAAATTGACTTATTAGACGAGCATGTTTTTCCAGATGTTATCGACTATGAATTTGAAGAAGTTATATTAAGTCCTTTTTTTGACAGAAACGAATTTGCAGTTGATGGTTTTGAAACATTGATTGAAGGATTATATGATGAACAGAATGAAGTGTTTGTAAATGTAAGTTTTATTATTCCACAATTAAAAGGTGTCTTTAAAGAAATATATGCAGAAGCCAAAGAGTGGTGTGAGTACTCGGATGAAACATTATCCGAACCTAAGGTTGATTATTACAATCTAGGTACCACTGAAATACAGTTCCTGTATATCAAATTCAAAAATAAGGGAAAAGCTAGGAAATTCAGAAAGCTTTATAAAAAGAGCTATCAAATAAGAGCAATGCTATATGGTTTTGGATATCGATTTATAAATGGTCAATTTATCAAAGGAAACGTAAGAAACATTGAAATTGAAGGATGGGAATATCCTGATTTGAATTTTGGAGTGGCAAATGAAGCTCTAGAAATCATGGCCAATGTTTCAAAAAAAGAAAGACACAATACGGAATTGTTGCAAATAATAGTCGAAAGAAAAGTAGATGATTGTGATTATAAATTTACTTCAAATGCTTTGATTTCAGCTCTTTCAAACACATTAAAGACAAAAAGCGAGGTGATCATGTAATGAGAGAAGCAATCATTCGTTTAAACAATAAAAAAGATGATGCTGAATTATGTATCAAACAAAACGAGAAGATTACATTCAAAATGCTTTCAAAAGAAGAACTGGTAAAACTTTTTAATGATTTTTTTATCAAAGATCAGCATGAGAAAGCAAACATAAAATTGTTTTCTGAAAACACAATAGGTGCCGGTATTGATTATACCGTTATAAAGCAAGATGAGAATATGCGATATGTTACTTATAATAATCATTCATACAAAATCAATTTTCCTAATGCTATTTATATTGTTAAATATGACAACAAAATCGTAAAAGGCATCCAATGTTATTGCTATAAGAAATACAAAGGTCCTGAAACTGAGTTATATGAATATGCAATGCCAAACATGTTGACAGGAAATGCAATGTGCATGGGTAGTGCTGATAAAAGGATTGTTGATGGTGATATTGAAGCTGCTTTGAATAAAATCATTGCTACACCTTACTCACATGGAAATTTTGATGGAATAAAGGGATTTTCAACAACAGTCAGCTATTTTGAATATTTAGAAGAAAATCCATTTCCTTACAAACTTTTAAGAAAATTGAACAGGAAATTAAGAGATGTCAAAGTGTGATGAATTAAGAAAATTACTTCTTGAATGGGGTGAAGGTAATTATTTGCCCCTCAAGAAAAAAATTGCGTATCTGGAAAATGAAAATTATCGTTTGAGAATGCAAAATTTAAGAATCAAAGAAAGAAATGAAAGACTTTCTATGATCACCAAGAAAAGAAGAGAGGAAGCGAATCATGAAAATAGATAGAGGAATTGTTCGATGTGATAGATGTAAAAGAGTTTTCAAAACCAAAGAGGTCAATAATTATAAAATCTCATATCAAGCAGGTGGATTGAAAAGTGATGGTGGCATGGGACTTGTAAGAAAGAAAGCAGAAATCTGTTCCGATTGCAATATGGATTTTGAAGACTTCATGCGCAATAAACCAGTTGCAGGACGTGATATCAATGACAGGTAAAGAATGGTCAAAGTTATGTAAGGAACATGGTGTTGTTGTCCTTGATGCAAATTACAAAGATATGACACAAGATGATGCTTTAAAGTATTTTGATTTATTAAAAACTGCAATGGATCATGCTTTTGCTAGAAAATATGATTTGGAAACCGGCCAATATGAAGATTATGCATTGCCTGAAGGGTCTACATATTACGAAGATGATATGAACAAGAAAGTTGCCTGTTGTGAATGCGAAAAGAAAATCATGTACGGAACTTCTTATACATCAAGAATCATCTTGAATAGCAGTGGATTTGGCTATGCAGTATGTGAAGATTGTTATTACAAAAATGACATGAAAGATATCGTTAAGAAAGGATGAACAAAGATGATTAAAGTAGAAGAAATCGCTGAAAAATACAAAGGCTACGAAGTGGACGAGGAGAAACTAAAAGAGTTTCTCACACCACCTAAACCTAAAACAGTATGGGATTTAAAAGAAAGTGATAAATATTGGTATATTTCAGATTATGGGCAAATTTGTAAAAGTACATGGACTAATTTTGAATGTGAGATTATTAGAAGAGCTATTGGAAATTGTTTCTTAACAAAAAAAGAAGGCGAATTTGAAGTTGAAAGACGCAAGGTTGAAACCACTTTGTTGAAATACGGAAAAAAAGGCAAAAGTTCTCAAGATGAAGAATATTTTATTCTTTATGATTTTGTTGATAAAAAGGTTGCAATTTATCCGAGTGGAGGAGTTTGCTATCAAGGCACTATTTATTTTACATCCTATGCTTTAGCACAAAAGGCTATTAAAGAGGCTGGGAGAGACAACATCAATAAATATATTTTTGGAGTTGATGTTGAATACGTTAAGAAAGGTTAAGGTGTAAAAAAATCTGTAGATTGCAGAAAAAGCGGTACTAAGGAGGAACAACAATGAAAACAGTAAAAGAATTAGAAACTATGTTAGAAGAAGTTAGAAAAGATTTAGAAGAACTTAAAAAGAACAAAAACAGTTTTGAACCAACACCAAAAGGCTGGAAGCCTAAAAATGGAGAAAAATATTGGGTCGCACATTATAATTTAAGCCCAACAGTCTTTTTTAATGATGAAATTCATTTAAGTAATCCTATTATTAAATATAATCGCATTTTTAAAACAAAAGAAGAATGTCAACTATATTGTGATGTTCAAAGAGCATTTATGGACGCTTCTAGGGAGTATGTTTTAAATAAATACAACTACGTTCTTCGTTATGCGCACGAAGGTGGGGAAGTATTCATAACACCCTATACTAATGTTCAACCTACAGAATTATTTTTTGACAGTGAGGAAACAGTTCAAAATCTCATTGATAAATTCGGTGAGGAGAATGTCAAGAGATATTATTTAGGAGTGTATTGATATGAAAAATTTTGAAGCGTATGAAGAAAAAATCAAAGAATTAAATTATAATTTTGCGATAAAAAACGATGAATGTGTCAGGTGTATTAATATTTGCGAAAGGTGCGAGTTCATAAGTAACCCTTTTGGTAGTTGTCCTCAAAATAAAATAAAATGGCTCTACAAAAAATACATTGAACCAAAACCAAAGGTTAAAATTCCTTTAGCAACTAAATACTTTTTAGAAAGTTTAAATGATAAGTATGAATGGATTGCAAAAGATGAAGACGGTGCTGTTTGGTGTTATAAATTTAAGCCTGAAAAATATACACAAGATAAAAACAAAAGATGGACTGTATATGGTAGGGGTAATATTGCTGGCTTTAGAGATGTTTTCAAAAAAGAAATATTTGATTTTCTTTCATGGGAAGATGAAGAACCTACTTTAATTCAAAACATTCTAGATAATTGCGAGGTAATAGATGATGAATAAAATAGAAGAATTTAATGTTGATGAATATATAGATAAAGTAACGGAAACAAAAAGGATATTTAGACAATCGCTTGAAAAATATGGCAAAGAACCACAATGTAGACAGTTAATGGAAGAGTGCGCTGAATTAATTCAAGCAGTGAATAAGATGCTACGCTATGAAGATAGACCAGCTGAACCGGAGTATTATGCTAATTTAATTGAAGAAATAGCTGACGTTGAAATTATGTTATATCAATTGAAAGTGATGTTTAATATTGATGATGATCAAGTGTTTGCTTTTAAAGTAGAAAAAGCCAAAAGAGAGCAAGAAAGGTTGAAAAAGTTATGACAGCACAAAAAATGTTTGAATCAATGGGATTTAAAAAAGATAAATTTGATTATTTTGGACTAGATAGGCTTGTTTACAAAAAGCCGATTGTGGACGAAGGAGACTACTTATATACATTTGTTGTTTTGTTTGATAAAGAAGAAAAAATAACATCTGTATATTGTGATGAGTATTCTGAAGATTATGAGTACGGTTATGATGCACCACCTGCAATTGATATGGAACTTTTAAAAGCTATCAGTCAACAATGCCGTGAATTGGGGTGGCTATAATGGATGCTGCTTTATTTGAAATTGACAATATGTGTCATGCTTTAGGGTTTGATCCTAATGGAATTAGAAAAGGTCAAAAAGTCTATGAGTATTATAGAAATTTTTTTGTTGCTAGTGGAGAGTATAAAGAAAGCTGGGAAAGTTAGTTAAATGGGGAAATGCTGCTAAAGCTTCTAATGCTATCGTAGGAAGTTACTATTATGTAACCCGAAAAGGAATAGATTTCTTAAGCAGTATTTATAAGATTAAATTACAACCAAGAAAATAAGGCGGTGGATAGAATGAAAAAATCAAATGTCAAAAAAATGAAACTTTATAATAAAGCATTACAATTTTATTGTAAACAATTAGAAAAGGCTCTTGATAAGGCATGTGAAGAACTGGAAAAATGTGAAAAAGATTTTGATAAAATATATGGTACCAGCTATGCAAAAATAAAGAATAAAAAATATTGGAAAAAGGAGTTGATGGAAGATGACTAAATTTGAATTAGATTTATTAAAAGAATTTTCTGATGATGGATGTGGTGGAGATGACTTTGATGAAATCAGTACATTAGTCGGCATGAGGATGAGAGGCTACTTTCAAGATGCCGAAGATGATGAAACCATTGATGAATTGATTTGGAGGTATGAAGAATGTATACGTCACCAATAGAAATAGTAATGGAAGAATTATTTCAAAAGATGGATGAGGATTTTGAAAATTCAGTATTTAAAGCTGTACAAAAAGTTGGCATAAATGTTGATAAAGAAGAACTCCTAAAAGCTCTAATTTATGATAGAGGACAATATGATGAAGGCTATGAGGATGCAATGAATGAAATCAAGCATCCTCAACCCCTTAAATTTGAAGATTTAACCCCTGGTATGTGGGTATATGATGCTCCTTATGAAGAAATTGTAAGAATTAAAGAAATAGAATCTAATGAATGGATATTTCTTGAATGTATAAAATCCAATGATTTATCTAATACATTTTTTCAAGAAGGAAGATTTTATCCAATTACTATTCCAAATATAGGAGATAAAAATGGGTAATCAGTATAGAAGAATGCAAACAGTAAAACATGCTTTGCAATACTATATCACTAGACCAGGAGCAAGTGAAAAGGATCTAGTAAGAGAAAAGAATTTATTAAAACGTGTTGAAGAAGATATTGAATGGTATGAAGAAAGACACCACATCAAAAAGAAAGAGGAGAGAAAATAAATGAAAAAAGTATTAATCATATTAGCAAGCGTATTTGCTTTAACTGGATGTTCAAAAGCATCTAGAGTTAATTGGAATATTAGAGAAGATGCAAACAACTTTAAAATCACAAGAAAAGTCGTTGCTCTTAATACTAGAACAAATGATCCATTATTCACTGTTGAGGGAAAGATTTCCCTTGATAGTGATGAAGATGGAGATTTAAACGTAACAATCAAAACTGGAAAAGGAAAGTACAAGCTGTTCTATGCGCATTTGTCAAATGATGTTACATACACTTGTATTCAAACAAAAGCTAAAAAAGAAAATCCTTATGCCTATGACATTCAATTCTTTCCAGCAAAAGAAGTTATTGAAAATGGTGTTATTGATATCAAATCAAGTGAGTAGGTGGTAAATAATGCAGAAGATTAAATTAGAAGCTGAAAATGATTTAGAAAAGCGTTGCAAAAATTTAAAAGAACAAAATGAAGCATTGATTAGTGGATTGGATCTTGCAAATGAAACAATAAGCAATCTATACGGTTTGCTTCGAGAATACCGTCAACAAAAAGAAAAGCTTTTAAAACAAAATACAAAACTGTTAGCGATTTATACTGTAATCATCATAGCTCATATAATCACTGCAATCATTAATCAATCATATCGAAATTCACTCATGTTTTATTTTCTCTCGGTCGTAAGTATTGTGTATGGTATTGATTTATGTAGTCAAAAATTCAAAAAAAGGTGATTGAAATGAATATATTAATTAAAAAGCTTAATGATTGTCAGTTGACTAATCAAGAAATCAAATACGTTATTGGTCGTTTAACGTGTGCAACTAATTTTGATAAGGAATTGCATCTGAAAGCAATTAAAAAGCTCGAAATACAAAGAAAGTACCTTGAAGAAGGCAATGTAGAAATAAAAGAAGATGGTGATAAATAATGTACATTAACCCATTTTGGTGTGGAGTTGCAGCAACTATCCTTGCTGAATTGGCAGGGATAATTGCTTATGCAATTTATCAAGATCATAAAAATTAATAATTAATTATTTTGGAGGGCAAGGAATGAAATATACAGATGAAGAAAAGAAGATCATTGATGAAGTTAAAAAATATCTTAGAGAATTACGCCTAATAAATATTGAAAAATTCTCTTTAACATTTGAAATTGAGGACATTCCAAGCCCTCAATCAATTAAATACAGTGATGGAGCTCCTGGAGGTTTTTCAAAACCAAAAGGAGAACAAATCACTTCTAATATGTTGCGCAGGGAGCTTCTAACAAAGCGCCTAGAGCTCTTTAACAAAGAACTTGATAAATTTATGCCGTTAGTATATTTGCTAAACGCAGGTCATAGAAACATTATTAGAACGTATGTATGTTCAAGAGGGTACAATGAAATGATTGACACATTAGAAGAATCGTTTTGTATCAGCAAATCAACTTACAAAAGAGAATTTCCAAAAGCATGTTTAGAATTATCTAAATATCTTGACATGGAACACCGCCCATCGCTTGAAAAATTGAATAATATCTTTTATGAAAGTATCAAGAATGAATAGAAATTTCATTCTTTTTTCTTTCTTTTTATCACAAATGATAACTTTTTATTAAAAGTGGACCCATTTTGGACCCAAACTGAACCCAAAGTGAGCCCTAAATGGACCCAAAGTGGACCTAGAATGAACCCTTATTTCCATGTTATTATGCTATTGTGGTTTTTAAAGAAATGAAACAATCCCATTTAATTTAAAATCACAGTTCAGACATATAGGTTAAACCCCTTGCTAAAAAGTTCCTTATGGGAGCTTTTTTCTTTTGCAAAAACAAAAAGGAGACAGTCATATGATTACAACAAATGATATTAATTCTATATTAGGGATTAAAGAGGCGTTTCAATTACATGGAGCTTTGAAAAGTGTTCTTTTCGACAAAAGTAAAAGAGAAGAGATATTTAATAAATTCTTAGAAATTGAAAATGATTTATCATATGATTGGTTCACTAACTATTTTCAAGAAGAGCAAGCAAATCGAAAAGGCATGATGCAAGATTACACACCTGATTGTATTTGTAAATTATTGTGCGAATTAAATAAAACAAATAATTCGAATCAAGAAATCGTTTTTGATTGTTGTTGTGGAATTGGTGGTTTAACAATTTCTATGTGGCAATCAAATAAGAATAGAACATTTTATTTAGAGGAGCTATCAGATAACTCAATGATGATGCTCCTTTTTAATTTATCAATAAGAGGAATGAACGCTTATGTCCGTCACGGTGATGTTCTGACAAATACGTTCAAAGCATATTATAAAATTCAAAATGATGGTAAATTTAGCAACGTTGAAATTATTGATAGTATGGATGATGATTTCAAAGTCAATACAGTAATCAGTAATCCACCATATTCTTTGAAATTTGATGATGTGGAAAACTTTAAAGATGATAAGAGATTCATTGATTTTGGTATTCCTCCAAAAGCTAAAGCGGATTATGCTTTTATTTTGCACGCATTATCACATTTGAAAGAAAATGGATCAATGTATTTTATTCTACCTCACGGTGTTTTGTTTAGAGGTGGAAAAGAAGAACAAATAAGAAGAAGGCTAATAGAAAGCAATCTTTTAGATGCAGTTATTGGTCTTCCTGAAAAGCTATTTCTCAATACAACTATTCCAGTTTGTATTTTAGTCTTAAAGAAAAATAGAGATAAAAAAGGCGTTGTGTTTATAGATGCATCAAAAGATTTTATTAATAAAGGTAAGCAAAATGAGTTATCAAAGGAACATATTGATAAGATTGTTTCCTCATATAATAGCGATGACGATTTTTTGAAATTTAGTCATATTACAAATTATGATGAGATAAAAAACAATGATTTTAATTTGAATATTCCAAGATACGTTGATACTTTTGAAGAACACGAACCTATTGATTTAAGAGCAACAATAGAAGAAATCACGAAGTTAGAGGATGAAATACATGATGTGGATATGGAACTCGCTAAAATGTTTGATGAACTTCAAGGACCTCTAGAATATCAGGAAAGCAAATTGAAATTGATTGAGCACTTAAATAATCGTTATACTCATGACATTTCGAATGCATTAAAAAGAATTTATGAGTTTATTAATAAAGAGGCTAAGTTAAAAGAACATAAGAAAATGAATCTATTAGATTTGGTAGATATTGAAAGGTCTAAGAAAAACAAATTATATCCAGCGGACAGTATCTTGATTCAATTGTCTGCCACACGTGGTCAAATGCAATATATGAATAAATCAGGTCCTGCAGATGCTAAATATGGAGTAATGATGTTAAAGAATAAAGATATCAATCCTAGATATCTTTATTTCATTTTAAATATGAATATGGGTTCTTTCTTAAGTGTTTATCAAACTGGATTGAATATTGTTCCTGAAGTATTTAAATTCATGAATTTAGAAATACATACTGATAGGCAAATTCAAGATAAAATTGCAGACATGTTCGATGATCTTGAAAACATCGAAGTTAATTATCAAAAAGAGATTGCTAAATGGAAAGATATTAAACAATTTCATTTAGATAACATGTTTATTTAAAAAACAATGGAGGTGGTGACATGATTTGGAAAAACACGAGTTAGCATTCGAAGACTATAAAAACGGCATGAAGCAAAAAGAAATTGCTAAAAAATATGGTACGACAATCAATACTGTCAAGTCATGGAGCCGTCGCTATGAATGGTCAAAAAAGAAGAAAAAGGGTGCACACCAAAATAAAAGTGTGCACACCAAAAAAGAATGCAAAAAAATAGCTGAAGAAATAGTAGAAACAAGTGAGCTGGATGAAGAACATCAGCTCTTTTGCATTTATTATTTGAAATATCACAATAAAGTCAAAGCATATTTAAAAATAAAACCCAAAGCTAAATATAACAGTGCTTGTGTCATGGCATCAAGATGGTTTAAAAAGCCTGAAATCCAAGAAGAAATTAAAAGACTAAAGCAAGAGTTATATACTGATATTCTTTTGGATCCTAACGATATTGTTCAAAGATACATTGATATTGCTTTTTTAGATTCCGATGAATTGGATGGGAAGGCAATTAAAATGTCAGATTCTCTTAGAGCTCTCGAATGGTTATCAAGTCATTTGAACATGGCCAACGAAGAGCAAAAACTCAAGATTGAACTATTGAAAAAGCAATTGAATACGAATGATCAAGAAGATGATGGAGTTGAAATTATAAATGATGCACCAATTTAAGAAAACTAAGAAAAAACAGGTTCGTATTTCAGATATTGTCATTCCAAAGTTTTTGACCTGTTTCAATGACATTTCACATGTTCATAAGATTATGGACAGCGGACGTGCTGGTACCAAATCAAGTTACGCTGCTATTCATGGTATTTACAAGATTGTAAGTGAAGATGAATGTTCAGTAATCGTCATGAGAAAGTTTCACAATAAGCTTTCTAAGACTGTCTACAATGAATTCAAACGAGCAATCAAACGTCTAGGATTGAAGAAAAAACAGTTTAAGATAACTAAGAATCCAATGAAAATTACATATCTTAAAAATGGCAATTCGGTTTATTTTACAGGAAACGATTCTATTGACGATACAAAAGGGATCATTGATGAAGAAAAACCTATCAAACTTGTTATTTTAGATGAGCTGACCGAGTTTTTTGAACGTGGCCAAGGAGAAGATGAAATATCCAATATAGAAGCTACTTTCGTTCGTGGTAATGATGATGAATTCTGTATGGAATATTATTTTAACCCACCAAAAAACCCTAATGCTTCTATTTTTAAATGGGTCAAAAAGATGGAAAAACGTAGCGACTGCATTCATATCCATGTTGATTATAGAGATGTTCCAGAAAAGTGGCTTGGTAAAAAGCTTATTCAATCAGCAATGGAAATGAAAAAAGTCGATGAAAGAATGTACAACTGGATTTGGCTGGGGATATCAATCGGACTGGATGAAATCATTTATTACATGTTTGATAAAGATAAACATGTTTTGGATAGAAATCTTACCAATGATGAAATCAACGGAATTACAAGAATTGATGCATCTTGTGATTATGGCCAAATGAATGCAACAGTATTTGAGTTTTGGGGACTCAACCCTACACAGAAAATCATTTTTGGACTTGATGAATTCTATCATTCAGGACGTGAATCTGGTAAACAGCTAACACCAAGCGAGTATGCTTTTAAGTTCAAGAAGATGTGTAAAAAAATCAAGGAAGAATTTGGACAATATCCTCGAAACCTCTATATTGACCCAAGCGCACGAGGGCTTGCTGAAGAAATCAAAAGAGCCTGTCCATTTATCAAAATAAGAGGTGCTCAAAATGATGTCAAATTAGGGATTTCAAGAGTCCAAAAAGCAATAGCATTTCAAAAAGTACTGTTCAGTACACGTCAGGAAATGCTTTTGAATGAAATCGTTATTTACAGCTATGATAAAAAAAGCATTGAAAGTGGTGCTGAAAAACCAGTAAAAGATGATGATCACTGCATGGATGCATTGAGATATTACATCATGGGCATTTGGAAATACATTAAAAGATATCTTCCTGATGTCGAGAAGAATGAAGGTGGTGAGGATGATTAGTGTTTACAGCAATAAAGAAATTTCTAGAAAGGATTAAGAACAGAATGTTTGCAACAAAAGATATAAATAAATTTTTCGATATCGATATTGCAATGTCGAATGACATGGTCAATTCAATTGATTTATGGAATAAGATTTTAGAAAACAAGCAGTCTTGGCTAAGTGAAGAAAAAGGTGTCAAATCATTAGCATTGGCACAAGGAATCTGTGAGGAACTTTCTAAAACTTCAACAAGAGAATTGATATCAAAAGTCATATCAAATGATTTTGTCAATCAGGAATATCAAGAATTCATCAAAGATATGAATGAAAATCTTCAATGGGCTTTAGGCGAAGGCGGTGTTGTTTTTAAGCCATATGTAAGTGACAATCAAATATTTGTTGATGTTGTACATGCTGATAAGTTTTTTCCTGTTACGTTTAATGGAAGAAAGAAAATCACCGCAGGTATCTTTGTAGAACAGATTTTTAAAGGCAAAAACGTGTATACTCGATTAGAATATCAAAAATATGAAAATGGAGTAAATACGTTTGAAAACTATGCATTTATGAAAAAAGATTATTCTCAAGGAAATTACAATTTCTATACGGATTTTGGCAATCAAATTCCATTGGAAACCGTTCCCGAGTGGAAAGACTTGGAAGAACATTTTGAGATTGGTGGCGTTGACAGGCCACTTTTTTCTTACCTTAAAACACCTGTCATCAATACAATTGATAAAATGTCCCCTCTTGGTGTACCATGCTATGTCAAGGCAATCAATCTGATTAAAGATGCAGAGGAACAATACAGCAGATATATTTGGGAGTTTATTGCTGGTGAAATGGCTGTTGAGACTTCTGGTGATGCATTTGAAATTGATTCACACACCCATGAGCCAAAACTTCCTGAAGGAAAGAAAAGATTGTTCAGAACATACGATATCGATAATTCATCAGGACAAGCAACAAACATCAATGATTTAATCAAAGTACATGCTCCTCAATTAAGAGATGCCAATTATGCTGCAGGATTTAATGATATTCTAAAGAGAATTGAATTTGAATGTGGTTTATCATATGGAGATTTAAGTGATCCACAACAAGTCGATAAAACTGCGGAAGAAATCAAGTCATCCAAACAAAGAAAATATGATACTGTTTCAGCTATTCAAGACAGTTTGAATACTGTACTTGAAGATGTAGCATATGCAATGAATGTTTATGCCATTGGAATGGGTAAATCCAATTCCATGGAATGTGTTGTTGAGACCGATTGGGGAGACAGTATTTTGACTGATACTGAAAAACAAAGAAATATTGACCTTCAAGAAGTCAATGCTGGTTTGATGCCTGAATGGAAATACAAAGTCAAATGGCAAGGCATGAGTGAAGAAGAAGCAAAAAGAGAAGTTGCTGAAAATTCTGATGAAGGTATTGAATATGATGATGAAGATGACGATACAGAAGAGGATGTAAATGTTAACTGATAAATTTTTAGAAGAGTCGGGTGATGATGTCTCAAATGACTTCAGCACATTGGAAACTCTTCTTTTAATTTGGATGGGTTTACGTTTAAGAAACCTTGCATCTTTAGAAGATATCGAAGAAGAGTATCCAAAATGGAAAAATAAAGCCTGTAGAGAGTTTTTTGAATATTCGGGTACTGAATTCCAAAAGGTCAAGAAATCGTCTCAAAGCAAAGTAAAAACAGCTATCAAAAATGGAATAGCAATGACAGTAAGCAATATCTTTTCGAGATTGAAAGATACTGATGCTCAAACTTCTAAAAAAGACATGTTGAACAGGTCAAATAAGAATTTGAATAAAGGTATCAAGGATACTCAAGGTGAAATCAAAAACCTTTGCAACATTTCAAGAAAATGCACAAACAAGCAATTTATAAAAGCATGTGATGAAGCATATTCTAAAATTGTTGCAGGAAACAATGCTGATAAAGCTATTGAATCATCAATCAGAAAACTTTCTCAAAAAGGTATTGAAGTAGTTGGTTATACTGATCATACAACTTCAATGGATGCTGCAGTTAAAAGAGCAGTTACAAGTGGTGTCAATCAAACGTCTTTGAAATTCAAAATGGATAACTGCAAAGAGTTGGGCATTAACATTGTAAAGACTTCAAGTCATGGTGGTGCTCGACCATCCCATCAAGAGTGGCAGGGCAAATTGTTTTATCTTCATACTCCTGTAAAAGGTCTACAAAATTTTAAAAAAGCAACGGGATACGGCCGTGTTGATGGCCTAGGTGGAGCAAACTGTAGACATTCTTTTTATGAAGTTACTGATTATGAGTATAAGAACAATCTGGTCGATACCGAAGAATTTGACAAGAACAGGAATGATGATCAATACGAGCTGGAACAAAAGCAAAGATATTATGAACGTCAGATTCGTTCTTGGAAGAAAAGAAAGAATATTCTTGATGAATGCGGTGTAGATTCCACCAAAGAAGCTAAAAAGATTAGAGAATGGCAAGATAAACGTTCTCAATTCATTAAAGAAAGCAATATCCAATTCAAGAAAGAACATGGTATTGATAATGTCCTTAAAAAGGCTTATCCAAGAGAGAAAGTAGTCATGGCTGAACGCAGCACAGAAGAAGCTTTAAAAATACTCAAAAAAACTAGTTTCAATTCTGATAAAAAAGAATTTGAAATGTTTTCAAAAATATTAAAATCTTCAATTATGCCAAAAAGCATAGAAGAGTATCAAAATATGAAGTATACTGATATTGATAGATACAAAGCAATTCAATTAGATGTTAAAAATGTAAATCTTCAAAATGAGATTATTAAGACATATAATTTATCTTTGCGAGAAGGACAGCAAGGGAAGCATATTTTAGGTCATAATAATTATATTAAAGGAAGAAGTTATATTTCTAATGCTACAATGGAAGAAATTCAGCAATGTATTTCGACACACGCAGGCAAAGGAATTATACAACGAACAGTAAATGGAAATTGGAATAATAAAGAGCTTATTATTGATGAAAACATGGAAGGATATGTTATTGATATTGATGGAAATTTAATATTAACACATAGATTCATAATTCATTACAGTAAAGATAAAGGAACGCATTTAGTGCCTACATTAAGAAAGGAGTAAGGAACATATGACAGAAAAAGAATTATGGGGATATTTTGGAAAAAAAGTAAAGGTAAAATGTACCACAGGTGAAGTCATAAAGGGTATTGTTAAAGGTTTTACCAGAGCGATTGATAATGATCCTGAAGTTGCAAGTATAGAAATTCCTTATTCTGATAACGGCTCTTATGAAATTATGGCAAATGAAATTAAAAGTATAGATATACTTACCGATAGCAAATGATTATAATGTAGGTGAGATAAGTGATTACGCCAAAAAGATGTATAAGTATTCACGTTATGATGAAGTGGAAGCTGAATACATAGCTTCAACTAGCAGAAAGGGGCGGAAATAAAATGGCTTTAAGACATTATCCTAAAGAAATAGAAGAACTGATGAAAATATGGGAACCGTATGAAGATAAAGTAAAAGATGGAGTTATGAGAGATGCCCCAAAAGAAGCGATTGAAGCGTTTAATAAGTGTAAAAAATGGGCTTGGGAACAAGGACAATAAATAATAAGTCAACGAAAGTTGGCTTTTTCTTTTGCTTAAAATCAGGAGATTTGATATGAAAACTGTAATCAAAGTATTATTCGTTCTTTTAATCGCTTTAAAGCTTATTGATCTATTCATTTGTGGGTTATGTAAAATTCTTATCCCACTTTTTATTTTCGGTTTAATTATGATGATTGCTTTTATTTTAGAAATTTTTTAGTAAAAAAGGAGAAAAAAATGAGTTCAGGTGAATTTTTAGATTTATGTAAAAAAACAGTTAGAGAGTACACAGAAGAACATCTTGATAAAACGGATGGCAAAGTTGATTTTGAAGTTTACGTTGTTTGGTATGCTAAAACATTACAAAATCACAAAGCGTTATTAAGCACAACGTTAGATGATAGGATGTATTACGAATTAACCTACAATGGCAATAAGCAAGAATTATATTTCGACGCATATAAGAAATTTGAAAATAAATGTATTAAATGTTAGAAGGAGAATAATTATGGAATTTAAAAAAGCATTTGATTTAATGAAACAAGGAATGAAAATGAAATTACCTTCATGGGGTGGTTATTGGTATTGGGATGATGAAAAGAAAACAGTAATCATGCATACCAAAGAAGGCAAAGAAATGGATATTAGAGAAACTGAAAGAGTCATTTATACGTTATCCAATATTCTTGATGATGGATGGATTCTTGCTGATGAAGAAAACTGCCCAGAATTAGGAGGAGAAGTTACTTTTGGTTTTGATGAAGCTATTAAGTATTTAAAACGTGGAATGAAAGTGAAACGTAAAGGATGGAATGGCAAAGACCAATACATTGAACTTGCTACAAATGTATCATTCAAAACACCTAATGATGAAGTTATTAATGTAGATCACGTAGATATGGGAAACAAAGCCATTGCTTTCCATGGGACAAGCGGTGTACAGCTAGGATGGTTAGCGAGTCAAAGTGATATGTTATCAGAAGATTGGACTTTTGTAGAATAGCACAATATAAAGTAATATAAAACGGTATATAAATAGCTTTTTGAATAAAAATTTAACATATATTGTGTCAAATTTATTAAAAGTTGTGCTATAATACTTTTGAGAAGAGGAGGTTGGTATTATGGCAACAAAGAGTTTTACAAGTGATACATTTGTTCTTAACAACAATAACGCCTCTAAGTTTCGTAATATCATGAATAGCAAAAAAAAGGTACGTATTGCAAAAGTTGAAGGACATAAGAATGTTACTAGTAGAGAAGAAATTATGAGACTTTTGAATATCAAATAGAGGTTTAATCTTGAATTATAGAACTATATCACTAAAAGTTTTAATAGATGAATTTGGAAAGAAGAAAGCATTTGAACTCCTTTCCAAATTTTCTTGTCCTTTAAATAATGATGTGGAAGAATTTGTACATCAAAAAGCAATACCTTTTGAAAGAGCGGGAATGGCTCGTACATATTTGGTTGTGGCGGAGGATTCACAAACATCATATGGAATATGTGCTATATATTCCATAACAACAAAATCTATCTCTATCTCAAAAGAAATGACCAATAGTTTTAGAAAAAAAGCATTTGGAACTACATATGCTGTTGGCAATCCTGTAAATACCATACTGATAGGTCAATTAGCTAAAAATTATCAGGATGGAAATGATCAGTATATTACTGGTGAAATATTAATGAGTTTGATTATAGATTATGTTAGAAAAATTGATATTCTTGTTCCTAGTGTTTCAGTTTATGTTGAATGTGAAAATAAAGAATGCCTAAAAAAATATTATGAAAAATATGGTTTTGTTAATTTTTCAACCAATAAAGATGGATTATTACAGTATATTGTCTAAACAAAAAAATTCATTTCACCTGAATATGAAAAAGAGCATATAGAAGTTGAAAGAGAAAAACAATTAGTATAGTTTATAAGCCACGAATAAGTGGCTTTTTATTTTGGATGAAAAGATATGAAATGATATAAAAAATAAAAAAGCTCCTACTCATTTGAGTTAGAGCTATTAAATGCTTGAATACGATTATCATCATAGATAATTTTAATATCTTTATAACGATTAATGATAGAATTTACAACACTTTCATACGTTTCATCATCTATAGTTTTATCATCATAAATTTCTTTAACTTTACGCCAACGATCAAAAAAATCGTTAACAATTGCATTACCTGGTTCAAGATAATTTTGTGAGATATCATTATTGGAAATTACATTGGAATCTTCAATTATTGAAAATTTAACATTCTTACATACTTTTACTATTGCTTGAAATACTTCGCTGTATGTATTAAAATGTTCAACATTTTTTAAATCTGTTCTACCACATAGCCAATCAATAGATACATTACATTTTTCAGCAATATTGCATAAAGTGTCTATATTTGGAGTTTTTGAACCTTTTTCATATGATGACAGTGTAGTTTGAGCAATGTTAAGTAAAGCACCAAACTGGTTTTGTGTTAAATGCATAGATTCACGAAGTTTCTTTAATCTAATTGCAAATAATTCTTGATTCATATTTACCACCTCTACTATTGTATTATAAACGATTTTTAATAAAAATAAATATTTAACAATAAAAAGAGTTAAACATTATTGACTAATTATATTTATTAATATAAGATAATAAATGTAAATGAAAGGAGGGACAGCTATGAAAAACTTAATACTTAAAATCGATGAAGAGTTACATAAGCAAATAAAAATTCATACAACCGAAAATGGTCAAACCATAAAAGGCTATATAACCACATTGATAAAAAGAGATTTAGGTATAAAAAAAGACATTCGTAAATAGTTTTGACCGACTAACGAATGTCACCTAATCAAGGCACTAATAGTATAACATTTAGTGCCTCTAATTTCAAATGAACAGGGGTATTGTGCTATGAATTTTTAAATATCTCTTGACTTTATGGGTTCCATTTAATACAATGGATTTGTGGAACTCAATAAGAAAGGAGTTGAAACTATGAGTCCAAGAACTGGACGACCTAAGATTGATAATCCAAAAAGCAATGATATAAAGGTTCGAGTTGATGATAAGACTATAAAATCATTAGATGAATATTGTAAAGCAAACAATGAAACAAGAGCCGGTGTCGTTAGAAAAGCGATTAATCAATTTTTAGGAATTGAATAAAAAAATAGGAACGTTAACTTTCTCAGGGTTACAACGCTCCTATTGCCACAACGAAGAGGCATTTAGATTATAGCACTAAATACCTCTAAACTCAAATTTCAAAAGAAAGAGGTAAAAGTTATGTTAAATGAATTAGATAAGTTATTTGACATGTTATCGGAAATTGAAAACAAATTAACTGACTTAGAAAGAATTAATTCAATGGTCATTGTTACATGTGATGCATGTGAAAACGGGAATGATATTAAATATGATGTTTCAAATGTCATGATGTTAATTGAAGACCAAATTGACATGGTAGAAGAAACTATTAGATCAAATGTTTCAAAGTGCAATGCTTTAACAAGAAACATTCAAGAAACAATTAAAAAAGGAGATTGTCAATATGGAAGAACTACAAATATTTAACAGTGAAGAATTTGGAAATGTAAGAAGCTTGATGATTGACAATGAGCCTTGGTTTGTTGGTAAAGATGTTGCTGTAGCATTAGGGTATAAAAATTCTAAAAATGCGGTTCCAACGCATGTAGATGAAGAGGATAAGCTAAGTACTCAAATTGAGTACGCAGGTCAAAAACGAAATGTTACTGTTATTAATGAATCAGGATTATATTCATTAATCTTATCAAGTAAGTTACCATCCGCAAAGAAATTCAAACATTGGGTAACAAGTGAAGTTCTTCCAACGTTGAGAAAGACTGGTTCATATGCTAAAGTACCAACTGACCCACGAGAATTGCTTATGTTGACAATTAAAGCCCATGAACAAACAGCTCAAAGAGTTGATGTTCTTGAAGAAAAGGTATCTGATTTAGAAAAATCAACAACGATTGACAGTTCACAACAATATACACTTGAAAGAATTGCTAAAACAACTGTAATTAGTGCACTAGGCGGTATTGATTCAAGAGCTTACCAATTAATGAGCAGAAAGGTTTTCAGCAACATTTGGAGAGACTATAAAAAGTATTTCAAATTAGGCTCATATCGAGATACCCTAAAGACTGATTATGAAAATGCTAAAAATTATTTGGAATCATGGTCTCCTGAAGTCAATATAAGTTTGAAAATCAAAGAATACAATAGTCAATTATCAATGGTATTAGATTAAAAATTAAATATGAATATAAAGCGAGTTCAAAAGACTCGCTTTTTCTATACGCAATTTTAGAGAAAGGAGGTGTTTTTCAATGGCTGAAGGATTAAGACCACATCATCATCAAGAATTTGAATATCATACTATTCAATATTTTGATAAGAAAAGACACGTTATTGTTAAGAAGATACAGTATATGTGTATGATTTGCGGTCGTGTTCGTCATGAAAAATACGATTGCTACGTACCGCCACCTAAAAGCAAAACAAAAGCACTAGAGAGAAATAAAAGGAAATACAGCAATAGAGACTGATATTTCCTTTTTTTGTACCCAAAAACTGAAAACAACATAGCAAGACACAAAGAAAACGAATTCTGAGGTGGGCAACTCGTAAAACTGCAACCGCACAGGCTGATGCAACCAGCGTACTAAAGCGTAGTGAATGAAAGGATCTTATGAAAAGAGAATTTTTAAAGAATTTAGGATTAACAGATGAACAAGTTAATCAAATCATGACTGAAAACGGTAATGACATTGAAAAATACCGCAAGGAAGTCGAATCAAAAACAAAAGAGCTAGAAACATTGAACACAAAATATGAATCAGCTCAAAACTCCTTGAATGATGCGAATAAGCAAATCAAATCATACAAGGATATGGATATTGAAGGTATCAAAAATTCCGCTACTGAATGGGAAAAGAAATATAAAGATGAAACTGCAGAATTGAACAACAAATTGACTCAACAAGAAAGAGACTTTGCTACTAACTCATACTTTGCAGGAATGAACTTTACTTCTGAAAGTGCCAAACGTGGAGTCATTTCTCAATTCAAGGAACAAAACTTTGAATTGAAAGACGGCAAATTCATTGGAGCGGATGAATATATCAATGGTTTAAAAGAATCGGATGCAGGAGCATTCGTTGTTGAAAAAACTAAAGATGAACCTTCATTACCAACATTTACAAAAGGTACTGCTTCTAAAGGAGCACCAGGTGGAGAAAACAATGCAAATGCATTCGGTTTCCATTTTGCAGGTGTTAGAGCAATGCCAAAAGAATAACAGATCAGGAGGAAATTAAATATGGCAGCAGTAAACTATGCACATGCATATCAACAAGCGTTAGAACAAGCTTGGCCTTATGCGCTTTATTTCGGAGATTTATTCAATACTCCAAATAACCAAAAATATAGATGGGTCAATGCAAGAACAATTGAAATCCCAACATTAGAAACTACAGGACGTGTAGATTCAACAAGAGATACAATTGCCAATGCAACTAGAAACTACAATAACGCATGGACACCATTAACTTTAACTAATGAAAGAAAATGGTCTACTTTGGTACACCCAAAAGATATTGATCAAACAAATATGGTTGCTTCAATCGGTAATATTACTGAAACATTCAACCAAGAACAAAAATTCCCTGAAATGGACGTATATTGTGTTTCTAAAATCTATGCTGAATATCAAGAATTAGGTCAAACACCTATTACTGATGAAATCACAGCAGCAAATATCTTAGAATATTTTGATAAAATGATGATCAACATGGCTGAAGCACGTGTTCCATCTACAGGAAGAATCTTATATATCACACCAGTTTACAATGCAATGTTAAAACAAGCTGAAAAATTAGCTAGAACTGTAATCATTGGTGATGCTGAAAATAAATTAAACAGAACTATCGCTAACTTAGACTTGGTTAAAATCGTTGAAGTTCCATCAGAATTAATGAAAACTGTATATGACTTCACACAAGGGTATAAACCTGCAGTTTCTGCAAAACAAATCAAAATGTTCATGGTGCATCCATTAGCAGTCATTACACCAATCAACTATGAATTTGCTAAATTGGATGAACCATCTGCAATGTCTGAAGGAAAATGGGTCTACTATGAAGAATCACATGAAGATGTATTTGTTTTAAAGAAAAAAGTAAATTCAATTCAATTTGCAGTTGAAAAATAATAAAGAGGAGGATGATCTATGTCACAAGTAAGAAAAGGAAATAGAATCCTTACAATCGAGCCACATAGAGTCGATGACTATGTTGCTCGTGGTTATGATCATATTGATGAAGAATCTGGTGAAGTCATTAAAAAAGGTGACCCAGTTTCTTTAGCAGATTTTAAAAGAGAATATTCATCTTTAAAAGCACAAATTAAAGAAAAAGATGCAAGAATCGTTGAATTAGAAGCACAAAACGCTGATTTAACAACAAAAGTTGAAGAATTAGAAGCAAATGCTAAAACTCCAGCAAAAGCATCTAAAGCTAAGAAAGATACAGCAGAAGAATAGTATGAAGGTTTCGTATGAATATTACGTAGATACATTCAAAGGAAAAATATGTCAGCCTGAATTTGAGGACCTTGTTGAACCTGTAATTGATTTAGTCAAGGGTTACGCTGAACAATTCATTGCACCATGGGCATTAGAAAAAAATATCGATTATTACTGTTTGGAGCTCAAACGAGCAGTATGCTATCAAATCGATTATCTTCAAGCAAATGGTGGTTTGAATGCTCTAAATGGCACAAGCGATTTGGACTTGCAAAGCGTATCAAAAGACGGATTTAATTATAGCTATGGCGATAGGGGCAACAAATTCAATGGTGTTCCTTTTTCATCCGTTTCAGCTTATATGATTAAAAGTGAATTGAGAAGAAAAGGTCTTATGTGCAGAGTGGCCAAACGATATGATTAGCTCTCCTCGTATTTTAAGACCTTTTACTGTTACTTTGATTCATAAAGTTGACGAAGATACTTTTATTCCATACGTTCTTGAAAACGTTGGATTTGATGAAAACTATGGCATTACACAATCAAACAAGGGGATTTCTGATGCGGACAGTGTTCTTTTAACGATTGATTTGAGTGATTGTGGTGATCTTACATTTGTTGATCAGCATGATTACAAGTCAAAAAAGAATACTTTTACGATTGGAAATGAAGATTATTTTGTCTTGGATGTAGTAAAAGAAACGGACTACGATGAATTGAAAAAGACAACAAATGTCTATTCAATCAATAAATATGCCTGTTATCGCCCGCCAGGAACGAAAGAAATCCAGTTTATTGAGGTGTATGCTTCTTGAAGATTTCTATTGATGTTGACTTTTCTCGAGTAAGGAAGGATTTAGAAGTGACTAAGGAGAAAGCCTATCATACTCTTAAGAATGCTGTAATAAGAGATACTGATCCTTACGTTCCTTTTTCTAATCTGGAGAATCACACCCACTTGAGAGAAACGCCCGATATTGGTGATAGTGCCAAAGAAAAGAAACAAGTCATTTACGATACTGATTATGCGCAACGTGTGTATAAAGGTACAGGGATGAACTTTGACAAGTCACGTCATCCAAAGGCAACGGCCAAATGGTTTGAAAAATCAAAGAAAGCAAACATCAAGAAATGGATTAAAAGTGTAGAGGACGTGTTTAGGAATGGAAAATAAATCAAATAAAAAACTGACATATGAGGAATACAACAGGGTATTGGATTGTATCTATGACTTTTGCAAGAAGTTGGATATTCAAAATGTACAAAAAAATATGTGGAAATTAGATTTCTTTACTTCCAGCAAGGATGACCAAATCATGGTTCAAAGAATATCTAATCGTGCTGAAAAAATAAATGAAAATATTATAGGAGGCTATACTGCTGTATTGCCTTTTTATATTAACTTTCAATCAGGTGCTAAAACTGAAAAGAGTGTCAAGAAAATTACGGATGTTCTAGATGATTTAGCAAACCAATTTGAAATGGAAACAATGAACAAATTTGAAAACATTGTTTTTCCTGATGATATAGTTCCACAGAAATTAGAAATGATTGCCAATCCTGGTGTTGAAACCTATGACAATGGCATTGCTAATTTTTCAGCACTGTATCAATTAACTTACTACAAGAAAGGAGCGTTTGAATAATGGCACAAACATTAAGAAATACTGTAGTAAATCGCCACGAAAACCTACACTACGTCAAATTCGATGGTGTATCAAAACCTGTATTGGCTGGTACTGGTTTAACTGATTGGACTCAAGCTGTAGATCCTTCAACCGATGACGGACAATACATTAATGAAAAGACTTCTCACTCAAATATGATGGCATATACACCATCGGTTTCTTATTCAGGAGAATTGATTCCTAATAATGAATTTGTAAGACATATCTATGAAGTCGGTAAAAAAGAAGTCATTGGTTCCATGTTTGATGAATATGAAATTGAAACATGGGCATCTGTTGAAGGTTCAACTGGATGTTTTGCAGCACATCACAGACAATATGAAATTCAACCATCTAATCCTGGTTCTGGAGAAGGTGGAGGGAAAATTGCATTGGAAGGAACTTTTGCTCAAAAAGGTGCTTCCGAACATGGCCAATACAATGTGGCTACTGGTGAATTTACTGCAGGTGAATATGACTACACAACTGGTAAATTTACAGCTGCTTCACCTCAATCAGGTGCGTCATCTACACCAGCAGGCAAATAGAAATCAAATAGGAAAGGGATTATTACTATGTTAGAAATCAAGATTCAAGAGAATTTATTCGATGTAAAAATTAAAGATCGTATTTTCAGTATCGATGCTGACAATATCGATAATCATTTGCTGATTGACAAGTTCATCAAAAAATACAGAGGCAATCGTACAATTGACGATACCTTTATTGAAGACTGTCAATTCGTCATTGATGAATTATTAGGAAAAGGCTCATATGATTATCTTTTTGATAAGGATGATTTAAAACCTTACTACGTAATCCTAGCTCTTGCAGAAGAAATTCAAGCCAAGTTTGATGAACACGCTACGACTGAACGTCAAAAAGAAAAGCAAGACAGAATCAAAAATGAGCTTGACAGTTTAAACTCACTTACAAGGGAATTTGGAAACCTTCAAAAGCAAATGGATTACACAAAAAACAAATACGGGTTAAAAGATTATGTTAATTCTAGACAAAAGAGATCTTCAAAAAACAATAAGAATAGAAAATCAAGAAATAGAAATAAGAACTGATTTTAGAACATGGATTCAATTCTCTTGTATCGTTTCTGACAAGTATATTGATAAAAATTATAAAATCCCTATGCTGTTTGATTTGGTGATTCCAAACTATGAATTGTACATGGAAAATGTTGATTCATTGGAATTGTTGAAAAGAATTCTTGATTTTTACAAGTGTAATAAACCGGATAAACCTGAGAAGAAACCTAATAAAAAAGTTGGGTTTCTTTTTGATTATGATATGGACCTCATCTTTGCTGCGTTCATGCAGCAGTATGGCATAAATCTATTGAGAACCAATATGCACTGGTGGGAATTCAAAGCATTACTTAATGGATTGAATGACGACACCAAGTTCGTTCAGGTCGTTGGATATAGAACTGCGGATCTATCAAAAATCAAAGACAAGAAGGAACGCGCGAGAATGAAAGAACTTCAAGATTATTATGCTATTCAAGAACAGGGAGACCCATTCCAAAGAACTCAGGAAGAAATCGAAGCGGAATTGTTTGAATCGTTAGGAATTCCAAAAGAATAAATTAAAGGCAGGTGGTATGATGGCAGATGGTAAAGTTGTAATTGATTTAGAAATCAATGATAAAAACGTTGATAAGAAACTCAATACAGCTGATAAAAAAGTAGATAAATTTGCTAAAGATGTATCACAAAAAGAAGCTAAACCTAACGTTGATGCTGATACTAAGAAACTAGAAAAGAAGCTTGATGAAGCATCAAACGAGGTTGAAAGTTTTTCAAAAGAAGCTACTGACAACGCAAAAGTTGAAGGTAGTGCAAAAATGGACACTTCCAATTTTGAAAAGAGTGCCCAGACAGTAAAATCAGAAGCATCTGCGGTTGAAAAAGCTATAGATGTTGATGGTAAAGTTGATGTTGAAGATAAAGCAACATCTAAAATAGACAATGTAAAGAAAAAGATAGATGATTTCTTAAACAAAAAAAACAAGCCAAAACCTATTGAGCCTCCTGACTCTGATGATTTTGAGAAAAAGCTTCAAGAAATGGAAGATAAAATCAAATCATTCGGTGCAAAGATTGCAGGATATCTAGCAATAGGAGAAGCAATTAAACAAGGAACTGAAATTGGAAAAGAAGTCTATGAAGATTTTGAAGATTCAGTTGCACGTGTCAAAGGCGCTCTAGGAGAAACAGATGACCAAGCGAGACAGACTGCACAGGTCATCAAGGATGTTTATGAGGCTGGACTTGGTGAAAGTATGGACCGAGTGGCCGAAGCCGTTGTAAGAATCAAGCGAAATCTTGGTGAAATGGATGACGGAACTCTAAACGCTATTACACAACAAGCAATCATTCTTGAAGATACATTTGATGTAGATATGAATGAAACATTGCGTGGTGTCAAAGGATTGATGAAAAACTTTGGGTTAACTGCACAAGAAGCAATGGACTATATTGTCGCAGGAACTCAAGAAGGGTTGGACTGGACTGATGAACTAGGAGATAACATTTCAGAGTATTCAGGAAAGTTCTCTCAAGCGGGATATTCAGCAAGTGAATATTTCCAATTATTGAAAAATGGCTCCGATAGTGGAGCGTATAATCTCGATAAGGTAAATGATGCCATCAATGAAGTAACTACTCGTTTAGCTGATGGAACTATTGAGGGTGCTCTAGGTTCATTTTCAAGCGAAACACAAAAGACATTCAAAGCATGGCAGGATGGAAAAGCCACTCAAAAGGATGTTATCGACAGTATCGTAAGTGACATTACTAAATGTGATGATCAACAAAAAGCATTGACAATGTCAGCTACTGCTTTCGGTACAATGGGAGAAGATGCTAATCTTACATTTGCTAAAGCGTTGAATAGTGTTGGAACTACTTTTGATGATGTTTCAGGAAAAGGACAACAGTTTGCTGATGAAACAACGACTCCAATGCAAGAATTGGAATCAAAAGTTAGAAAGGTCAAAGATCAGTTACAGCCTTTAGGTGATTTGTTCTATGATGTAGCAGGAGTTGCACTTGATAACTTTACACCATTATCAGCTGTTATTCTTACTGTAGCAACAGCACTTGCTACTTACAAAGGAATAGTTCTTCTCACCGAAGGAGTAACCAAGGGATTAGCATTAGCGCAGAAACTATTAAATGGCGAAATGATGTTGAATCCAATCGGCCTAATTGTAGCAGCTATTGCTGCCTTGGTAGCTGGATTCATTTATTTATGGAATACAAGCGATGGTTTCAGGTCGTTCTGGATAAATCTATGGAATTCTATAACATCAACATGCGGGCCTGTGATAGATACAATCGTCTCATTCTTTACTGAATCGATACCAGGTGCAATTGACACGCTTGTAGAGACTTTCAGCAATATCGGTCAAACGATTGTTGAATTTTTTTCTGGGCTTGGAGAATCAATTGCATCATTTTTTACTGAAACGATACCGCAAGCATTTGACAGTTTCATTGAAATATTAACAGGATTTATTAGCTCAGCAATCGAATTTTTCAATCAGTTGCCATACAACATTGGCTATGCGATTGGTTCGATAATTGGTTTTATCGTTAGCTTAGGAATTAAATTCGTTGAATTTTTAACGGTTGATGTTCCAAATTTCGTAACAGGTTTTATTTCTTGGATTTCTCAATTACCTGGCCAAATATGGACGTATATAACTGATATCATAGGAAAAGTAGCTGAGTTTGCTTTGAATTTGATTTCCAAAGGATATGAAGCAGGCTCAAACTTTGTATCAAGCATCATCAGTTTTGTTACAGGATTACCTGGGCAAATTTGGAGCGTATTGTCAAATGCTATTGGAAAGGTTGCTGAATTCGCTGTCAAGATGGGTTCAAAAGGGATTGAAGCAGCCAAATCACTATGGAATGGTATTGTTGATACTCTTGTTGGATTGCCTGGTAAAATGGCAAATATTGGTAAAAATATCGTGGAAGGTATCTGGAACGGTATCAAAAATGCAAAAGACTGGTTGCTTGGAAAAATTGGAGATTTTGCAAAAGGTGTTATAGACGGCTTCAAAGGTGCACTTGGAATTAATTCGCCATCAAGAGTCATGAGAGATGCCATTGGTAAATTCTTACCACCAGGTATTGCTGTGGGGTTTGAAGTGGCCATGCCAAAAGCTCAAAAATCCATGAACAAAGAACTTGAAAAAATGACAAGTGACTTGAATGGTATCATGAACTTCAATTTGGATGATATCGAACTGAAAACAAATCTTGATATCGCAAGACAAACAGCATTTGAAAGCAATGTCACAAATGAATTAAAAATTGATTATGATAAGATGGGAAATTCAACTGCTAAAGCAATTAAAAACAGTGGAATGTCTTTCAAAGTAGACAAGCGTGAATTTGCCAGAATTATTTAGAAAGGAGCATTTATGAAAGTATATTATGTCAATTCAAACAATGAGCAAATAGATTTGTTAAGTGCTCCTTATCATATTGTAGAAACTGACTTTTTTAACTTTGAGTGGTCATATGAAACTGAAAATAGAAGGGTCACACGCTTTTATCGTGATGTCGAAACGAAAAAGGTTAGTGTAGATATCTTTAGCCAAAATCAAAAAGACTTCTACAGTGCTCTAAATAGACTCGTTGAGATATTTGATGTAGATAACGTAAGCAATGTCAAAGGGAAACTCTTCTATAATGACTACTATTTAGAGTGCAATATCTTTAAAAACCAAAAAGACATGAAGTCATATATTCTTCCATACGCAAAGGTAGATTTAACTCTGGTAACTGATTCAACTAAATGGATCAAGGAAGATACCTACCATTTTTACAGCAGTGGTAAAGGAAGAAAAACTGGAACAAAGAAGTATTCCTATAAATATCCTTATGTCTATGGTGCGAGCGAAGGACAAATGACAGTCAGAAACATTGGAGTCGTTGAAAATGATATTTTATTAAGAATATATGGTCCAGCACAAGACCCAGCCATTAAAATAGGAGACAACCTTTATCAAATCAATACGACTCTTGAAGCAAATGAAAGACTTGAAATCGATACAATGAAAAAGAAAGCTGTAAAAATCACAGTACACGGTGATGAAATCAATGTTTTCAATGACAGGAACAAAGACGACAGATTGTATGTTCCCATCCCACCTGGTACAAATATCGTTGTTTGGAACAACTCCTTTTCATTTGATATTGTGATTTATGATGCAAGAAGCGAACCGAAATGGGAGAGTGATGAATGATGATGGAGTTCATTTATACGGATCCTAACGGAATCGAACAAGGACCATTGTTAAACTGCAGCCTAGACTTGGAAATTGGAACATATGACAAAGCCAAGAACGACTTTGAAATAACTGTTTCAACGGACAGCTGGGACCGCAAATTGACATATGACAGCAGATTCTATTGTGTCGGTACTGAATTTGGTGGGATAGTGAAAAGTATCAAAATAGATACTGAAGCTGAAGAAGTGAAAATAGGTGGCATATGCCCAAGAAAATTGCTAGCAAATGATATTATTCAACCTAAAAAAAGAACTGATGAATACTATGAATTCATAGGTGAAGCAAATGAATGCATTCGAGAATATATCAATTCATCAACTGATTTTTTCAATTATATTGAAAATAAATCTAAATCAGTAAGTTTAAAAAAGAAACTGGCTGATTTTTTTGTTGTTTCACAAGAAGATAGTGGAATAACCATTAATTATCAGGCACGTTATTACAACACGTTGCAGGCATTTGAAACAATGCTAAATGATGCAAATGCCAAACTTAAACTTATTTGGAATAAAGATGGACATATTGAACTTTCAGTTGAGCCTATTATTAATTATTCCGAAAAACTCCAATTCGACAATGATTACAATCTGCAGATTATCGCTAAAAAAGATATAAATCAATGTAATCATTGCATTGGATTAGGCAAAGGCGATTTGCAAGAAAGGCAGGTTGTTCATGTCTTTAAAATCAATGATCAATACTTAGAACTGAGTGAAATTGATGATGACTCTATGATTCCAAGTGAACTGAATACAATGACATATGACTATTCAAATGTTGAAAGCATTCAAGAATTAATAGATGGAACCAAAACAAAATTAAAAGAAGCACAGACTGATAACTCTTTAGAAATTACATTTGATAATTTATCTCCTGAAATTGGTGATATCGTAGGAGCAAAAGAATACATAACAGGTATTTCTATGCAAAAGCCTATTGTACAAAAAATCGTTAAATGTACGTTTGAAAAAGACTACACAGACTGTGACATTGATTACAAGGTAGGTGATTAGATGGCAAGTTCAAGTGATGCAGTTGAGGCAATTACATTGACAGGAAAAGAAGTATCTGCAAGTATCGATGCATATTTGTTTGATGCTCTATATTCAGTTGATGGTATTTTTACAAAAGGCAATCAAATGGAAGCTTCTATTGTCAGCAATAATAAAGTAAGGATTGCTGATGGATTGCTTATAAACCAAGGACATTTTCTTAGAATCAAACCAGGAATGTATTGCGATGTGCCAATTGAAAATGGTACTCAAAACATGAAACGTTGCGATTGTATCGTTGCTCAATTTAAAATTGATGAAAGCGGAGAATCACACGATATTGTTGTCATCCAAGGTACACCTGGAGAACAAGAAACAGTTCCGTCATTAACAAAAGATGATCTTGAAAACGGTGGTGCTTTACGTCAAATTGAATTGTTCAGAGTTCATTTGAATGGAATCAATATTTCAGGTGTCGACAGGATTGCTAGGACAGTCAATTCATTTAGTGATGCAATCTTTTACAAGGGTTAACATATGAGAATTATTGAAATCTATCTGAATGAAAATCAATCACATTCATGTACTAGAAATATCTTCTATGCTGGAAGAAAGTATGATAGCAACAATACAGCTGTCAAATTCACCAACAAAAATCTATTCATTGATGGCTGGAACTTCTACTTGAAAGTAGATATGGACGATGAAGTAACTGAAATACCATTACTTCAAAATCTATTTATCATTGGAGAAAATCTTACTCAAACAGCAGGGGTATTAACCTGTACATTGATTGGCAGAAACAGTGATGATAATTCTACTAAGACATTTGAACCGTTTAGATTGAAAATCGAAGATGTCGAATATGATCAGGATGATAAGGAACAACAACCAATGGATCCAAACATGAAGTTGCTGTATGAACAATTAATTAATTTAAAACAAGAATTACAACAAAAAGAACTTGCGACTCTTCCTGCAGGTGGTAATAAAGACCAAGTATTGCAAAAAGCAAGCAATATCGATTATGACTTTGCATGGAAAGATATGCAGGGAACAGCCACTGAAATGTCTGATGATGAATTAGACAATATGTGGGAAGAAGTATTTGAATAAAAAAATAAATAGAAAGAGAGACATATATTATGAGTTTTGTAACTGATTCAATTCTAAAAACAGCCCTAGGAAAAATTAAAGCATGGGGCGAAGGAAAATTTGTAGCGCAAGAATCTGGAAAAGGTTTATCTACAAATGATTATACAAATGCTGATAAAACAAAATTAAACGGTGTTGCTACTGGTGCTCAAGCAAACAAAATTGAAACTGTAAAAGTAAATGGTACAGCTTTAACTCCTGATTCATCGAAAGCTGTAAATGTTGATCTAACAGCTTATGCTAAATCAGCTGATGTAACAAAAGAAATCGCATCTGCAGTATCAGGAGTAACTCAAATCGATTACTCAGTTGTCGAATCATTACCTTCAACTGGTAAAAAAGGTATTATCTATTTAGTTGCTAATAGTGATTCTGGTAATAATATCTATGATGAATACATCTATATCAATTCTAAATTTGAAAAATTAGGTTCAAGAGAAATGGATCTAAGCTCTTATGCTAAAAAGACTGATATTCCAACAAAAGTATCATCATTAACAAATGATTCAGGATATCAAACTGCAACACAAGTAACTTCAGCTATCAATGCTAAATTAGTAGTAATGACTGATACTGAATTAAATACAATGTGGACTGAAGTATTTGGAGCATAATCAACTAGGAGGTCTTATATATGAAAGATTTCTTTAAAAGAGTTTTGTTTTCAAATGTAAGTGAGCACGCATCTTCAACAACTGTTTCAGCTAATAGCACTAAGTTTCTAACAAGTGATATTTTAAAAACTTTTATGACAAAGTTAAAAGATACGTTTGTTTTGAAGTCACAATTAACATCATTGCAAAAGCGAGTTGGACAGCTTGAAAAGACAGTCAGTGAATTAGAAACTGATTTAAAGGATGCAGTATATTACAAAGAGTAGATTTATTTCTGCTCTTTTTTAGTTATTAAAAATATAAATAAAGATTGGTGGTGACAATAACTATGCCAAAACTTATTGATAAAGATGAAAATGAATTGCTTAATTTACAAATGTCCGCTGACGAACATTGGACTGGAAAGTACTGGATTGATGGCAAGAAAATCTATGAAAAAATTATTACATGGGCCGGACTTAGAGTTGGTGTGAGCACTATAGATCACTCAATCAGTAATTTAAACGAGTTTATTGATTATGAAGTCACATGTTCCAATGGAGAAGATTTCTATAGATTTCCTGTTGTTTATTATTCTGGTGGTAATACAGGAACATTTTATGTGACGTATTTCATTTTGAATGTAAACAATATTCGTTTTGCGAACAATTATAGTTGGGCAAATTATAAATTTAAAGCAACTATTCGTTACACAAAAAAATAAAACTATCTGGAAAGGGTGATTGAATTGAAAGTTAAAAAATATGATTTTAATCAATGGGTAAAAGCCGCAGGGGTTAGAGCGGTCAAAACGGTAGCTCAAACTGCTGTAGCATTAATTGGAACATCTACTGTCATGAATGAAGTCAATTGGGCGATGATCGTTAGTGCAAGTTGTCTATCTGGTGTTGTTTCTATTCTAACAAGCGTTGCAGGACTTCCAGAGTTGGAAGAAATTGTAGATGAAAGTTAGGAGTGAAATCATATGACAGAAGCAGTTACAGTTGCTTTGATTTCTGGTCTATGTGTAGCTGTGCCTAGTGTAATCACTACAATGTTTTCAAACAATAAAGCTAATACATTAATGAATTATCGTATTGATGAGCTGACAAAAAAAGTTGAAAAGCACAATAACGTAGTTGAACGTATGGCGCTTCAAGAGCGTGAAACTAAAGCAATATGGAAAAGAATTGATGAAATCAAAGGGGAATTAGAGAAAGAGAGTGAATAGCTCTCTTTTTATTTTAAAAAAGGAGGTATTAACATATATGGGATATGTTATGAAACAAAATTTAGCGCGTAAAGAAAATTATGGTAGTGAACGTAGCACAGCTGATATTAAATATTTAGTCATTCACTATACTTCAAATGATGGTGATAGCGATGAATCAAATGGAAAATACTTTGCTAGGGAAGTTGTTAAAGCATCTGCTCATTATTTCGTAGATGACAATAGTGTTACTCAATCTGTACCGGACAATTATGCTGCTTATGCAGTTGGTGGTAAATGTCAATCAGCTCACCATCCATATTATGGCACAATTAAAAATGCTAACTCAATCTCTATCGAAATGTGTGATAACCATAAAGATGGTACTGTTCATATTTGCGATGAAACTCTTGCTAATACTTATGCGTTAGCACGTGCATTGATGAAAAAATACAATATTGATATTGATCACGTTGTACGTCATTACGATGTCAATGGTAAATTATGCCCAAACTGTAATGGTTTACTAAATGATAACGTATGGCAAACATTCAAGAATAACATTGTTAACTCTACAACTGGAGCACTAGGCACAGGCACTGTAGTTCCATCTGCTGCTAAAAATGATAACTTAGACAGTTTGATTGCAAGAGGTCAACAACATTCAATCAACTTTACAGGTCATTCAATTGCAACTGATGGTGCATATGGTCCTAAGACTCAAGCAAATATTGCTAGATGCTTCCAAGTTGCAATCAACAAAGATTATGGAGCTAAATTAAAGGTTGATGGTGCTTTTGGTAAAAACAGTAAATCGGCTTTAGGTAAACACTATGTCAAACGTAAAGAAACTCAATACATGGTTACAGCAGTAGAAATTGCGTTAATGTGTAGAGGATATGATCCATCTGGTGTTGAATGTCCAGGTAAATTTGGTAGTGGATTAGAAGCTGCAGTAAAACAATTCCAATCAGATAGAGGATTGAAAGTTGATGGAATTGCAGGAAGAAACACTATTTTGAAATTAATGGGTGTTTAGAATGAAAAGATTAAAGATTATCATCATTATATTACTTTTATTGAATATTTGTTTACTTGCCAAAAATACTCAATATCGTTCTCAAATCATAGAAAAAGATAATCAAATTGAGAAATTAAAACAAGAAAATTTGAAATATCAATATCAAATTGAAAAAATGAATGAACAATGGGGAGTGTACAGTAAATAATTAAGTAGTATAATTAAAGTTGTAAAAATTTAATTGTATTATAACTGATCCATACTTTAGTTAAATTATTCGACGTCAAGAAACAATTGAATATTTACATTAAAAAGACCTACTCATTAATTTGGGTAGGTTCTTTTATTTATTCAGCATTATTATCAAAGTAAATTTCTTGATTTTGATAATAGTAATCAACTAATTGATCTACATAATAATCAAAATCTTCTTTATTTTGATGTCTAACTTCATTTTCTAAATTATTAATATATTCATGAACTTCATTATCATAGTCGCCTTCCATAGGAAGTTGTTCCAAATAATATCTACATTCATTTTTTTCTTCATACGCTTTTTCTAAATCTAAAATAATTTCTTGTTTAATTTCTTCTTTTGTCATTTTTATTTCCTCTGCTTTCTTAATTGTACTATACATTGCATTTCTAAAAACATCTGATTGTTTAATCCCAAGTTTTTTGCAAGCTTCTTTGAATTCATCTACAAATTCAGTTTTGTACGATGCTTTTACTTGCTTCATGTTTTCTTTTTGCCATTCTCTCATGTATTTTGCTTGATCAAATTTTTTATTTTTCATAATTATTCCTTTCCTAATAAATAAAAGCCTAAAATCATTAATATCATTCCTAAAAACCAATAAGTTTTAAACAGTGTAAGGATAATACCTAAAAACAGAATTATTATTTTTATTTCTTTTTTCATATTATTTGATATAATTTAGATGAAGAAAGAGAGAAGAAGATTATTTCTTCTTTCTCTTCTTTGAACTCTTTTTGCTGACATATTTTGAACCGATGTAACCAACAATTAGAGTTGCTATGGGTTGGGCGAAGTTATTAAAGATTTCGCTCAATTTTTTTAAATCATCTAAATTCATATCCTTACCTCCTCTCTTTACAAGATTATCATAGCATAATAGTACCATTATGTAAAGGGTAGGAGGCATTTTTATGCATTTTTTAATTTCTCTATCCTTATTGTGTATAGGGATAATAATTACAAAAAAGCGATCAAATTTATTTTTGGCATATTTTTGACACAT